ATCTTGTCCGACCGCAAGCGGAATTGCATCCGACCGAATTTCAACTGTGTGTTTGGGTGTAGATGCCCCGCTAGGGGCATCTTGTCCGACCGCAAGCGGAATTGCATCCGACCGAATTTCAACTGTGTGTTTGGGTGTAGATGCCCCGCTAGGGGCATCTTGTCCGACCGCAAGCGGAATTGCATCCGACCGCAAGCGGAATTGCATCCGACCGCAGTTCAAAATCCGCCGCGCAAGCTGGCGGATTTATATAGGAATTGCATCCGACCGCAAGCGGAATTGCATCCATGTTCCTAGCTAAAAGAACATAAACCGATATGTTTATATTTTTCTAAACATGGAATTATCTCTCGCTCCGTCTCCGAAAGCCGACGCCTTTGTCGCGCTCTTTCAACACATCCGTCTCTTTTCAGAACACGTGAATATCACATTTTCCGAAGATCAGGTGTATATGCAGTGCATGGACAATGCGCACGTGGCGATTTTAGAACTCTATTTACCCAAGACTTGGTTTGACCAGTACGAATCCACGAACACGACGATTGGAATCAATGCGGCCTTTCTTTATCGCATTCTCTCGTCGAGAGAAAAAGACCAGAAGATCCATGTCGTTTATTCGGGGGAAGATGTCTTGCGTGTGCATTTGACGAGCGAAGCGGCGACCTCGGCGAAGAATTTCGACAAGCATTTCGAACTCCCGTTGCTTTCTCTCGACGTGGATACCATGGAAATCCCGGCGATTGAGTATACGGCGGAGATCCAGCTCTCTTCTGCGCACCTGGCTTCGATAGTGAGTCAGTTGAAAATGTTTGGCGACACGATGGAAATCAAGTGTAGCGAAGAGACCATTATGTTGGCGTCCAATAGCCAGGACCAGGGGAAGATGTATGTGGAGATTCATATCGACGATGTTGCCGGGTTTGCAATCGAGGAGGGATCGGAACTCAATCTCTCGTTTAGTTTAGGCTATCTGCACAACATTTGTATGTATCACAAACTGGCCAAGGAAATAGAATGGAAGTTTAGCGAATCCTATCCCATGCAAGTGGTGTATCCTTTGGACGAGGCGAAAGAGGCGCGTTTGGTGTTTTATTTAGCGCCGAAAATGGAGGACTGAAAGGGGAGTACTGAAAGGGGAGTAGGGAGTTCATTCTCTCTCTCTATACTATATAATGAAGAGACCTCATCGCCACGAAGACGGACACTACCATATCCATGGCCATAAGTTTAAGGAATTGTTTGGATCGAGACAGCAGGTCTGGAATGGCACTGCGTACAAAACCGCTGGCGAGCTCACCAAGTCACACTTGATGATGAACAAGTGGGGGCGTATTGTGAGTGCGGCGAAGCATGCCACCGCGAAACGCGAAAAGAGACTCCAAAAACACGGGTATTTTGCCAAGAAGGGCAAGTTTGGCTATGTGAAGAAGAGCGTTCGCCGGGTTTCCGGGAAGAACAAGACCGCTCGCAGGAAGTAAATCGTGAGAGAATGATATTTTATCTACATAATATATCATTTCAATGCAATCGGATACCCCCCCCACCCCACTCGATAGTGATATGGAAATGGACCAGCTTATTACAAATATTTTTTTTGATAAATTAAATATACAATTGTTTGAAAAAGAAATGAAATTGATTCAAAACGAGAAATCGAGTTTTCAAAACGAGAATTTGAGTAAAAGACCGCCCGTTTTTAATAGAATTATTAATAGAATATTGTATAAATCGAATGATGAGAAATCGGATTATGATAAAATAATTTCCAAGTATGAGACAAGAATTTCCAATTATGAGAATGAAATTCACAAAATTAAAAAAAATCTTACTGATTCATTGAAAAAATTCAGTAAAATGGCATTTTCACAAACCGATCCCGCAAAAAAAGAAAAATATTCAAATATATTGAAAGAGTTAAACTTGGCAAAATCAACGAGGTCGATGAATCCAAGGTAGGAGGAAACCCCCCTAAATCCAGACGCATTTATCCTCGATCCCCACCGTCTCTTGCAAATACCTCTCGAAATAAGCCTTCCCGACGATCCATTTCGCGCCGTCGTAAAACCGCCGGTAAGCCGCATAAGCGTCGTACACGGTCATTTTCGTCTTTTCACGCTTCGCCATCTCGTCGGGGTGGAAGAGCGACAAGGTGTCAGAGACGGGGTTAAACAGCGCCACCTGTATATCCAGCGCCTTGTTCCATATCCGACACTGCCGGTTCAAAATATACTTGTCGCCCTCGATCTCCACATCGGGGTAATAAAACCGAAGCAAGTCGAGGATCTTGGACTCATTGAGGGAAATCGCCGTAAGCCCCGTTTCCACACACCAATGCTTGTACAAGGCCGATATCTCGTCCACTTCGTATTCCGCCATCGTATCCATCGCAGGTTCCATGGTCGCGTCCCAAAACGAGAGAAACCGCTGTACCACCGGCAAATACTTGCTCGTCGTATCGAGAAACACGTCTTGTTCCGGGTCATACCGGTCGGCCAATTCCTCCATAAAGAGCGACTTGAACGTGGTCTGGAACATGACACCGGGCAAATTCTTGGACTGCAAGAATTGGCGCCACAAATAATGCACGTTCGTCATGCTAATCTGTTTGCCCGAAGGCGGCGTAAATGCGTCGTCCAAAGAAGGCGCGCGGTCTTTCCGCAAGATTTGCAAGTATTCCGAGATGAAGGTCAAGACGATCGTATTCGGCGTGTTTTTCGTCAAATAGAGGGTGTACTCTACGGCCGCATCGTCCGTTGCGTTATTTAACAAAAAGGCGTCGCCGGATTCGAACCGCGTGCTATAATGCGCAGCCACACAGAGCAAATCCAGACCATATTTCTCTACAATGGCGCGCCAAGAAAAGGAGTCTTGCACCCGAATCAGCCGGCAATTGGAATACGTGTGCTCGTAGTATTTGTGTTTGAAGGAGGCGATGGGGTTTTGGCCGAGAATGAGTTGAGAGACGGCGGCCAGTTCTTTCAAGAAGGGTTTCGCTTTCGGGGAAACGAGATGGATCTGGTCGCCCGTCTTTTTCAACAGATTGTCGCCGACCACCGTCAAGAAATACTTGGCTTCCGACTTTTTGGCGAACACGGCGGGGACCAGGGCGTCCAAGACGGACTGAATCGTGGCGGATTCGGGGATGGATTTCAAGAGATGGGTTTCCTTGATGCGTTTCATGATGTAGACTTTCGTTTGCGGTTTCCGGCTCATGAGTTGGTTGCGTTCTCTCGTGATGGTGGTCAAGACATGATGTAGAAGATCGTCTTCCGTAAAGACACGGTAGTTGAGTCCGTCGTAGTGGAAGAACCGTTCCGTGGTGGGGACGTAGAAATACTGGTTGGTATTTAGGAAAGATTGGATAAAAGCGTCTTGCTCGAGAGAGAGATGGTCATTGCGGGTTTGTCTCTCGACATGGGTTTTCTGGATGTTTTCGAGGATGGCGGGGAGCTGGAAACAGACGTAGTGGTGGGTTTTTTGGAACATGTAGGGGTCGTCCGCGTATTTTGCGTAGAGGTCGTCGATGATTTGTTTCGCGAGGTAGATGGGGGTGTCCATATTTCAAAATGGGATGAATGATTGGATTCGATAGAGAAAGAACGAGAGATGCGTTTATATCGATTTATAAGTAAGAGAACCTACGGTATCCCTGTAAGAGAACCCATGGTTCCCTTACGATCCCTCCTTCCACGTGACCCCGGTAGGTGAATATCCCGACCTGTATCGGAGATAGTTGTCTTGGGATGGATCTTGGGGTGTATTATTACACCAGAACATTCGATACATAAATGATTGAAAACCCTCTTACCATTTACAAATATTATTGAGATGTGAATAATATTTGCAATACGATATATGCAGTCAACATGTCGTTTATATACTCAACCCCAAGATCCATCCCAAGACAACTATCTCCGATACAGGTCAGGATATTCACCTACCGGGGTCACCTGGAAGGAGGGATCACATACAAGAACAATCTCTCGCTTCTTGAATAATACTCAACCCCAAGACAACTATCTCCGATCCAGGTCAGGATATTCACCTGGAGGGAGGGTTCGTAAGGGAACCGTAGGTTCTCTTACAGGGATACCGTAGGTTCTCTTACCTCTTACCTTACAGAGAGATCGCCTGGCGCATTTTCAGAGGAATATGTTCTTTGGCCCCATGCAAGACGGCAATTTTCATGTATTTCGCCAAGATGAAATTCGAGTTCAATAGATCCTGGGTCGACATGACGGCAAACCACTGATATTTGGTTCTTGCCAAGATCTCGTCTTCGGGGATATAGACCCCCAAACACTGGTTGCTCATGGCCAAATACTCTTCTTCCATCAAGTTATCCAGCAATACGGGTGTTTTCTTGGTCGTTTTCACGCCCACCACTTCGCCACCCACCAGATTCATCTTGGAGTCGTCGATTTTCTGCAAACACCAGTATTCCACATCCCCCAAGAAATCGCGATCCGACGAAAAATGGGGCATCTGGATACGTGTTTTCATGGCACGAATCATATCGAGCAACGTCGCGTCGTTCTTGTTCGCCCCCATGAAATACAAACTGGGCAAAAAGGCGAGACGGCGCGACCCCTGTTTCGCCAAATTCACGTTCCGATTCACCGCCTCGCAAACAAAGGGTCGGTCGTTCGACGTGGCCTGCAAATACATGTTGCGCAAATTGCCCAAGCACAAAAACGAATTCGGCACGACCATACCCCCATAGTAATAGACCAATTCCGCGAGTCCAATGGACCGGATCCACGACTTCATGGGTTCCGCCACGCCATTCAAATCCAGATCCCACGACGGAATCAATTTACTAAAGGTGTTATCGTCAATCAAGCAAACATGGAAATCATTTCCGCACTGATTGATGATGGATCGAATGGTCAAATGTAAATAAGGCTGATTTAAATCGTAGGACGATCGCCCGCCGAAAGAAGACCATACCCGCGAATTGTACTCGAATTTCGTATGAATCCAGATTTTCGGTTTCCCGTAGTCTTCCAAAGGCGAATCCGTCAAGAGATATTTCCGGATAAGCTCATACTCATCGCGGTTCTCTTCAAACGGTGACTTCATTCTGGTTGCCACATAGGAGGCTACGCCCACCAGTGTAATGGCAAACACATAATATGCCATATTCTTTTGATTAAACATTATATATAGTATGGAATCAATATATATTATGTGGGAAATTATATAGTCTCGTTATTGGTCGCCTCGGGATAGACCAAATATTCAATCGTGTATTTCGACTCGTTGTACTTGATTTGACTGGTGAACATGACCCCGTTCGATTTGCATATTTGTCGCACAATATTGGTGAAGGAATTGTAAGACATGGCGCGTGTCAAGTAGAACTGTTTGGATACATGATAATATTCCATCAATCTCTCACACAAAGCATCATTCAGCTTGTAATAGAGGAATTTTTTATAAGCATTATGGTCAACTAAATAATATTTGTCGGTTTTTAAACATATTTGTTCGAATAATTCGAACAACAGGGAAGGGGGGACAAGTTTTTTAAATATTTGTTTGGACATGGGGGAGGCAGATAAAAACAAAAAGGGTATACTTATTATATTCCTTTATATTTCATAAATACATATATTTTGATTACCTGAGTTTGATCATCAAAATATCGCGCGACAGTGTATAGAATGGCGGAAACTGGTCGCGAACTAATCAAATGGCCCATCACGGATAAACAATTGGCCGATTGGAAACCTCTCGATATCGAATGCCCGAGAGACCGCACATTTGGCTGCGTGTTCAATGTTTTAGCCTTTGTCGGCGTATTGCCACATGAAACGGCCGAACAAATGACGCGTCTTGTCAACCGCGCCGTCCACGGATCCAAGGGGTCGGAAGAATCGAAAGTGTTTCGACAGGGAACATCCGAGTCCGAATTCCGCGCCGTCATGCACGGGACTTTTTTGAAAAAAAATGAGGATCATACCATTGAGCTACGGAATTACGAGTTTCCCGACTGGGAAAAAGTCATACGACAATATTCCCTAAATAATAACGAAGGCACCTTTCTTTGGCTACAGCGTGCACCTTATCGAACCGAAACTCGGGCAAATATGACTCGCGCCACCCTTGGCCACCTTTCCCCTCCCAAGATACCGGTAGACGTCCCCCTGCCAAACCACGCCGTCGTTCTCGCCCGCAATCAATACGGCAAATTGGTCATTGTCGATCCACAGCAGACGACGATTCATCCCTTGGAAGAGTTTGTTCGGCTTCAATTTCGCGATCCACACTTGACGGAACGAGAGAATCGGTTTCGCTATATCGGCGGAAAATTCCTCTTTAAAATCGAGAAACCCAACCATAAACGCGCCCACCACGAAACCCTGCGTTTTTTCCATAAAACGAAATCGCCCAATCAACCTGCTACCAAAAAACGGCGGTTGACGAAACCCAAGTTCGATCTCCCCCTCCTGACTCGCGCCGAAGTAAAACGGTGTGCCGAAACACCTCTTCAGCCCGACGAAGTCGCCATTCTCTTGATTTCCCATGGAAGATATGTCTATCCCACCGATACGGCGCAAATGGATACAATGCCCTTTTCCACGCATCCCGTTTTTCCCGACGGCCCAGATACCAATAAGTCTGCGCCCAGTTCCGACCTATTTTCCGTGCCGGAGAATATGGTCTTGTACCAATACGCCAAACCGGAAAATACCTTGACCATTGGGCATTTGAAATATTTGGCCACCCATATCGGCAGCGGGAAATGCATCGTGCAAGACCTACCTAACACAATCGAAATTTACGAGAAACGAAAACCCCGGTCAAGGTCGAAATCGAAATCTAGGACAAAGAAGAACAAGGAAATGCTCTATTGTTTTTCCGACCCACATACCACGCATGGAGGCGATCAAACGAACGACTTGATTCTGGTCTTTGATCATAGCGTGAATGACGCCGAATTAGGCCGGATTCGCATGGGATACCTCGAGTATACGCACGATAGTAAAGACCCTCCCATGAGAGAGTTGCCCCTTACATATACGTGTTTGAAAAACGTCTTGTATGATTTGTCTCTCCAATATGCGGGAAAAAAAGTATACGTGCATCAATTTAGCTGTCGAACCGGCGATTATTCGGCCGCCCTCCAGCCATGGAAGACCAAACAAGTTCCCATCTCTCCCGCCATCCGGTCTCTTGGAAGCAAACACCCCGAAAAGATGGTTCCCGTCGAAGCCTCCGTCTACGAATTGGCCCGCGCATTAAATGGCCTGAATATTTCCGAGAGTGCCCGTCGGAAAAAATTCACGCAAGACATGCACCAAGAAATGCTGGCAAAGGGATACATTCGAACGGGATATATCTATGAAACCTAGGCGGCCAGTACGTTGACCAATCGATTGCTAAAGAGCGCCAACTCGATACAATTCTCGTGTACATTATGAAAAACGGTAATATACTCGCACAACAGAGGAATCACCTTGTACTTTTCGTCCTCGTCCAAAAGGTCTGTCGTCTTGACAAATTCGAAAAAGTATTCGAAAATATCAATGACGGAATACCCATAATCGTAAATCCCATACAAAATACGCACCGCTTCTCTCAAATCGCCCACCTTTACTGCCGATACATAGTCTTGGAATTGGTGGAACGAAATGGTCGAACACAATTGCTCGCCCACGGCTTTCGATACAATGACCCCCGGCTCGCTAAAGATCTTGATCTTTTCCAGATTGTTAATAACGGTTCGCACACTATGGTTCGATCGGTCAATCAAGTAATCCCGGCATTCGCGGTCCATCAAAATCACTTCCTCTCGAATGATCCGATCCATAATGTGCGTAATGTGTTTGATCGAAGGCGGGCGAATACGTATAATATGCAACCGGCTCTGCAAACTCTCAATCACCTTTTGCGCGTTTGAACAAGACGCAATCAAATGTATATTCGACCGATACTTATCAATATAATTCCGAAACACCTGTTGACTCTGTTTGTTCACCATATCCATGTCGTCAATCATCACCACCTTCTTTTTCCCATAAATGGAGCAGTGCGACTGGCAAAACGTCTTCATTTCCGTCTTGAAAAACTGGATCCCCTGCTCCTTTAAATTGTTAATACACAGAATATTGGTCTCGGGAATCATGGCCGTTTTCGATAGACCATAATACTCGCGCAAAAGAGCATACAGGAGCGACGTTTTCCCCGAATTCGATCCACCGATTAGAATGATGTTGAGGTCGTCGATTTCCATGAGCGTGCGCAAGACAAAAGACGTCTTGTTGGATTCGCGTAGACGGTCGTCTGGGTCAGCGTACTCGAAATCCCGTAAATAGGCGGGGGTGTATTTTGTAATGAAGGTGTCTTGCATATCGCGGTTGCTACGTATTCGCACGAGGACTTTATGTTGGTTGTCGACAATAAACAAATATAAAGTGTTGGGATGTTATCCAGATATACCATGTCCAGCGAACCCGATTGCAAATACGTGTCGTCGAGAGGCATCTTGAAATCCTGCGCGATAAGAAGTTCGTTGCCGACTTCCAGCATTCGTACCTTGGTGGGGTACGATTTCTCTCGACTGAAAGGGGGGGATCTCGTCTATATATGCAATTCGGCCATTCCCGCGTTTGTCCGCGACGTATTTCCCTCCTTGAAAGTCCCCTTTCGCTTGGTGTCGGGGGATTGCGACGAATCCTGCCCCACCGAGCTCTTCCGCAATGCGGAGGAGTTTTATCGGTTTATCGACGACTCGCGTATTCTCGTGTGGTATGCGCAAAACTGCGTCCATGTATCTCATCCGAAATTGCGACAATTGCCTATTGGACAAGACTATCATACCATGTCGGGCCAAAGTGGATGGGGGCCTCCGGCCAATCCCTTGAACCAAGAAAAACTCTTGGACGCAATCCGGGAAAAGGCGCTGCCCTTAAACGAGAGAAAATGCATGGCCTATTCCAATTTCCATTTTTCGATGCACACCAAATACGCCTTTGACCGAAAAGAAGCCATCGACAAGGTGCCGAAAGACCTGGTCTTTTACGAACCCGAACGGTGTTGGCGAATGAAAACATGGAAAGCCCAGTCCGAATATGCATTTGTCGTTAGTCCCCATGGAAATGGTCTAGATTGCCATCGTACATGGGAAGCCCTCTGTCTCGGCTGCATACCCATTATGAAGACGAGCCCCCTCGACCCCCTTTTTGATGGATTGCCCGTCTTGATTGTCAAAGACTGGGCGGATGTGACACGGGAGTTGCTAGAGACAACCCAGCGCGAATATGCGACGAGAGAGTTCCAAACGGAAAAACTCCTTCTCTCTTATTGGATTGATCAAATCAATGGCTCGTCACCAAGTGGCGAAACAAATGTCTAGGGACGATGCCTATTTTGGCGCCGTAATCGTATTTGGCTTGCATATGGAAATGCCGGTGTTCGCAGTCGGGGGTTTCTCCGATAGGCGCGCGACCCTGCACCGCCGCCAAATTCCGCTGCATTTTCGCCCGGCTTATATATTTTGCAGGAATATGCCAGTCATATTCGCATTTCAGAAAAGGGTCGCACCGATAAATGGCAAACCCGTTGAAGGCAGAGTCGCATTCCAAGACTTGGTCTTTCGGCAAATTGTCCAACTTTTCATGGATATATGTGCGCATCATTTCCACGATGGCGCGCGGGTCTTGAAGCCCCCAGCAACTATAATAAAAGGGGTCGAGAGAAAGCGCCCATAGATCGTAGTATTTCGGCCGATGAAACGAAATCGCGTCCCATCCTTCTAGACAAAGTGCGTCCTTTAACACGTCGATATTGAGAGGTTCGGCACATACATCGTCAAAATCCAGCATGATAAAGTGGGTCCATTCTTCTTTCGCATCGGTACATTCTCTCATCTTGGCTAAAATAGCGTTTCGCGCGTTTGCAATGTTTTCCGTGCGACGCGGAGAAAGGGGCGACCGGTTGATATGAATGTCGTAGTTGGGATACTTGGATTTGTAGGAAATCAATTTGCGAAGAGTGAGGTCTTGCGATACGTCATACGAGAGAATGATGTGAATATCGGAAAAGAGACTCCGGATTCTCTCTATATTCGCAAACACGCCGTCAATATACGTCTCGCAATTCCGGACCGTTCCGCACACAAAACACTTTTTCGGCGACATGTTCCTATAATAGAACCCGCGGTTTCCTTTTTCTATGCATTTTTCCCGATAATATAATATAAAGGGAAACGGGGGAAGATCCCCATAGAATGACGAACCATTATGAGGTATTGGGGGTATCGAGAGACGCGTCCGAGGCGGAAATCAAAAAGGCATATCGCACGCTTTCTCTCAAATGGCATCCAGACCGAAATTCCGCAGCGGAAGCCCAGGCGAAATTCCAAGAGATTAGTCTTGCCCACGAAGTGTTGAGCGATGCGAATCGCCGCGCGGAATACAACGACGAACTGGACGGGAAAGTGAGAGGCGGTCCCATGTTCCAAGAAGCGGACATCAGTAGCCATTTGTTCAATATGATGTTTGGCCAGGGGGGAATGCATTTTGGCCCGGGCGGGCCAGGCCCCGGGTTCCACGAAGTGCATATGGGTCCAGGCGGGCCTCAGATCCATATTTTTCATGGTGGGGCGGGGATGCCGCATATGCCCGGGTTTTTCCAACAACTGCAAAAGCCGCCTCCGATTATTAAAAACGTGGAAATCTCTTTTGAGCAGGCATATTCGGGATGCGTATTGCACATCGAGGTGGAGAAGTGGACGCTACGCAATGACTTGAAAATAAGCGAAATGGAAATGATGTATGTGAATGTTCCCGCGGGCATTGACCAAGACGAAGTTCTTGTGCTACGCGATTGCGGAAACACGGTTTCCCATGAATTGAAAGGCGACATCAAATTCATGATAAAAATCCGCCCGTCCGCTTTGTTCGAGAGATATGGCATGGATTTGGTGCATAAAAAGAGCATTACACTGAAAGAGGCCTTGACGGGGTTTTCGTTTGAACTTCCGCATGTCAATGGGAAAATGCTGTGTCTAAACAATCACTCGAACCGCACCATTATTCGGCCCGGGTACAGAAAAGTGATTCCCAATTTGGGTATGGTGAGAGAACGAAACACGGGGAATTTGGTCATTGAATTCACGGTGGTTTTTCCGGAAACTCTTACGGTGGAACAAATGACTGCGCTGGAGACGCTTCTATAAGACAAATATTATTCGCGAATCGGTAATAATATTTGTTTAGGCCGAGATCTTTTTGGTGGGGATTCCCACATCGACAATATAAATGGAGTTCTCCGTCATGATGATGTATTCCGTAGAAACCTTGAAAATCTTTTGAATGGGGCTCGTGTATTCTTCCTCGCTTCGAACCAAAATCTTCTCTTTGGAGTCGTCGTCCTTGACGCCAATCAATACCGTCTTGTCAATCGAACCGGTCCAATAATCCAACATAACGGGACGGTCTTCTACAATGGCCAATTTGGCTGCGTGTTTGAAGGTAGCATCGCATGGGAGACGATAACCATTTTCAGTAGTGTCGGGGGCGGCGGCGGCGGCGGATTTGCTCATTAAAAAACAATTTATAACAAGTATGTGTTTTATTACTTTAAGCCATTATTTTGCTAATTTATATATTGGCGGAAAAGGGATTTAGTGTCTCGTTTACAAATAGACTAATAACTTCGGCCGAAACGGTAATAATGAGCGACACGGAAGAATCATTGCACCCTTCTAGGGAAGACGTTGAGTCAGAGTCGGATTCTGATACGGAGTCTGTCGATCAAGACCCTTTGCTTTCAGAGTCGGATTCTGACATGGAGTCCGTCGAGCAAGACCCTTTGCTTTCAGAATCGGATTCTGATACGGAGTCGTTACCAGAATCCGACTTGGATTCTTTGGATTCGGAACCCTTGGATCAAGATGTATCGACCGAAGAGCTATCGACCGAAGAGCCGAAAGGAGAGACGTCTGGCTTCGATGCATGGTTCCAATCTTGGGTAGATATTCCCATCGACACTTCCGATAATTGGAAATATTTCCTCTTTTTCGCCTTGTTTTATCTGGTCTGTTGGGGCATGGTGGACAAGACAGATATCAATATTTATTCCAACTTGCTATGTTTGATAAATGCGATTTTTACATCCATCTTTCCCATACTCTTTTTAATAACAAAAGATACGTTTTATACTCGTATTTCCCAAATTGCCTTCATCGTTTTTTGCATCTTGGAATTGATTTTAGGAACTGTATATTACCCATCTCGCATGCCAATTGGAAGTGCATACATACACCATACTTTTTACGCCTTGTTTGTTTTCTACCTACTCTACTATACGAAGTATTCAAATATAACAATACCATACGGATTGGCTGAAATCCCCACCGTCATACTGACAATGAAACGCATGTTCTCTATCCATAATCCAATCTTGGACTTGACGGAACTTGTCACCTTTTTCATCATACGTATTGTTGGTTGGTTTGGATATGGTATATATTTACATACACATATACATTCGTGGTTCAAATACATATACGGTATACTCACTGTCGTATTCGGCGGACTGCATGTTTTATGGTTTGGGAAATCCTTTCTAAAATTTTCGAAAAAATACATGTAGTTAGGATATAAGTCCAGATGAATTCGGTGAAAAACGACCTCATTGACAAGTACATTGTTCTCGTCTATGAATATTTACACATCATGAATTCGTCGGAAATTATTCAACACATGGAAACACAATCCCGTGTGTTGGAAATCGGGCTCTCGGCCATTTCGCATATTTACAAACTCGCCTTTTTCTTATCGAAAAATGTGGCAACGGCGGTTTGCCATTGCCAAAAGGGCATGTACTGTTATTTAGAGTATATTGAACAAATGAACAAAAGCAACATGCTCCATAATTTAGACAATGTGGACGCCGTCGCATTCATTTACGAAAAGACCATCATGGAGTTATACGGGTCCTCCTCGGGCCCCATTTCCAACATGCTGTCCATGTCGGAACCACACTGTGCCCAAGGAAACGATTTAGTAAGGTGTACCAAATCGATTGAACAAATGGTCCGTCTGACACGCGCCTTGCTCTGGTTCGATCACCCCCATTTTACCCATACCGAAAGACTAAGTTGGATCGAGACCAAACTCCCCATGTTATCCACGCTCTTTGTGGAATATTCTCTCGACGACCTTCTTCTTTTTGTCGAAGCCGTGCAAGAGAAGTTGGCGCCGTTGACCAAGACGGAATACGAGGATTGTATGGAGGCGTTGGTCAAGTATATAAAACGCGCCATTAAATCCCAACAAGTGCCCAACAAAAACACCATCATTGACGTCTGTCTCTATTTACACACCCAGTACCAGGGGAAGACGATTTCCGCGATCGCCGAAGAAGAGGGTTGGCGGAGGCCAGCCGAGGATCTGGTCAAGACACTCTTCGCCTAGCAGAAGTCAAAAATATTTGTATAGTTTATAAGTAATTGTGCATCATGGAAATCATTCAAGAAACGAGAGATTTCGGGAAAAAGACGTTTTTCAATCATGTACTCAATTCCTCGGAAGAGGCCAATGCCGAAATCATGAATGTATGTCAATATGCGCTGCTTGCCGTGGTTCCCGTCGTGGCATTGAACAAATTGATCCAGCGGTTTATTCCCGAAGCCGACCCCGATAAATCCAGCGTAGAGATTTTAGTCGAAGTGTTTATCCAGGTCGTATTTATGTTTGTCGGCATCATCTTGATTCACCGTATTGTCACCTATGTTCCCACGTATAGCGGGTTCAAATATGAGAGTTTTGCTGCAACCAGTTTCGTCTTGGCCTTCTTGGTGATTGTCTTGAGTATCCAGACCAAGTTGGGAATGAAAACCAATATCTTGTACGACCGCGTTTCAGAATTGTGGAATGGCGGGTCATCGGACGAAGAAACCAAGGCGAGTGTGCGTAGTCGAGTACGTGTCAGCGATTCCGTCTTGTCGCATACTCCCAGTCGCGCCGATACGCTCGATATGCAGCCAGACTTGTTTCCCCCCGCTCCCGTAGCTACGGCAAAACCGACTTATGATAACATGATGCGCGGGAACCCAGCCCCGCCGGCCGCACCTCAACCCATGGCTGCGAATAGTGTCTTGGGCGGCGGCGGATTCGGCAGTTTCTTTTAGACTTCGGTAAAACCGATTGAAACAATCTAACCGTAAGATGTATAGTATGAAATTCATAAAATCCATAATACGAAAATTCATGCCAAAAGACGCACCCAAGCCTCTTGGTAGGTGGAAAATAGAAAATTGTAATACGAAAATGAACCATAAAATCGATTTATCGAACGAAGATCACTGTGGCCCGTGCGGCCAATATGCATTCGACAAATCCAAATTGAAAAAGGAGGGGGGCGAAAAATAAGACAATGTTTCAAATATGTTTCTTCACAAATATATTTGAAATCAACAATCCATCGACCGATAGCAATACGAATTGTCGCTGTATCCCTCCATTTGTTTTCCCAGTCTCTCGGAAAACGCAATCCACCGATCTCTCTTTTGCAAATCGCGCCAGACCATATCATTTGCATAATTCCAGTGTTCGCCCGTTTGTTCGAGCAATGGCATGGCCCATTCATATAGCTGAATCAAGGTATCGTAGTAATGGGCCGCGACAAGATACCCGCTCGCGGTATGTGCCAGACACGCCTTTTGGAATCCAGGTTGAATGGGTTCGGATTCGCGCATATTGAAGGCAAGCATACACACGTCGAATTCTGGGCCGTCGGAAAAGAGTCGACGCACATTCTCTCGAAACGTATCGGGGGAAACGACAAACATGAAATCGTCCTCGAAAATCAAGACGCGTTTGTATCCGCGTTCCTTGGCAAGACGTAATACGGCCAAATGGCTCAACCCGCATCCGAGGATTCCTTGTTGGGGACATTCAATCGCGGAAAACCGTTCCGCCGACAACCCGTATTCCCGGCTCACCTGTTCAAAATGCGTCTTTCGGTCGTCGCGTTTATCCAGATTGATGTAAAATACATGGTCGATATATTCCATGATTGTCCGAATATATCCATGTCGTCGTCTCTCGTTTATACCATTTATTATAGAGAGTGACAATCTACATAAATAGAAACTACTCTACCGATGTAAATGACATCTACCACTTATAAAAATGGCAGATTATGCAATCAGATTTTTCGTAATGTGGCGGTCAGTTTGATTGCCGAAAAATTCAATTTGAAGGTGGACTACGCAAATCGAGAGATGATTTCTCGGCTAGGAATCCCCCTTTTTTCGGGGGAAAAGGAGTATGCCACGACGACTGCGCTGACAGACCAGAATTATTTTTCAGTCTATCATGCGACAGATTGTTCGTCCAATCTAGCGCCCAACGCCAATTATTTTCAAACAGTATATATCTCTCATTTTTTATACACCTACTTTACGTCCGAGCCGTTAAAAACGAACATCATGTCGAACAACCCGTTTCGTGACAGGTACAATAATAACCGCGATGCCTATGTACATATCCGATTAGGAGACGCGGATAGGCATAATCCGGGATCCGCCTATTACATCCATGTTCTGCGTAATCTCTCGTTTGACCATTTGTATATCTCGACCGACTCTCCGAATCATCCGATTTCGAAAGAATTGAGTACCGCCTACCCCAATGCGACATTGGTGAAGATGGATGAAGTTTCTACGATTCAATTTGCAACTACATGCAAATACGTGGTTTTGTCGCATGGTAGTTTTTCTGCCATCATTGGATATTTGGCCTTTTATTCGGAGGTACATTACCCGGAATATGGCGATACGATGTGGCATGGAGATATATTTTCCATTGATACCTGGATCCAGCATGCCAAGAAAAACACCTAGTTTCCCGAAGTAAGAACACACGATTTGGTGTATTCTTCACAGGTGGGCGGACCGTATTTGGGTAGGATGGGTGTACGTTTGCCTGGGTACCCCAGTTTGGCCTTCAAGGTATACACCGAATCCGACACGCCATAGGCCATGGCATTCGCCACTTGTTTCCCCAAGGGCGCGGCAAAACTCTCCGCCGTATTGGTAATCGCCTCGTATTTCAGACGGGCAATCAAATCACTGCTCGACGTTGCGCCTTGTTGGGCAAACCTGGAATTATTGGGTTTATAATGCACGACGGAATAGGAAGGCGCGATGGAATGGGCCATATTGGAGAGAATGCCTTGGTTGTTGGTGAGCGTGTTCGCTGAGGGATATGTTCCCGCGGAAAACCCCACCAAGTTTTGAAACGCATTGTTATCTATGACAAATTGGGGATTTTGTTTTGTAGCCGTCCATGTGGCAATCAAGGGTTTCGCAAATTGGGGCGAAGGTACATTCGTCGTGGAAAAGACCTGTAATTCCACTGCAGATTCCAGAACATTATACACGATCTGCAACATAAATACATAGGAATTCGTGATACCATTGACATAATAATGACGTCTTGCTATCAAGGCACTTTCCAACGCACCATTGAGGTCATGTACGTCGTAATACCCCTCCGGAATAGTTACCAAATACGTTAGTCCATCGACCCAAACATACGAAAAGGGGCTGGTTTGACCGTTGTAGTACGTCTTGGGACAATGGCTGATTCCATTGGGAGAATAAGTGGGTTTCTCTAGAAGGGGACTGGTGACGAGAGACACGTCGGGTTTTCTCACATGGCGGTATTGGTTTTGCAAAAACGTCTTGGACCGGCTTACTAAATACTGGTTTGAATTGGTGAAATAGGAATAATCATTCCGCCTAGCATCGAATTTCTTGTTCATGTTGCCGCTGCTACGGCACCTTCGTCGCGCATTGTTGGCCTGGTCATTTACCGAACAACAATTCTGCTGGGATACCGGTATATCGAGACTGATGGTATTGACTAAACTATGGTCTTGCCCTTTGTTCGTAATCAAATACCCGTTGGGTTGGTTGAGCTCGTCAATGCTGGAAGAGGGACGGGAACACGGTTTCGTCCCCGTAGCAATTTCGCGGCGGTATAGCTTGATGGGACCGGCTTCAAAATAATTTTTACCCGTGTTTTGATTTTTTTGTAACGTCGTGGTTAATTGAGGGTAGGTGGACGATTTCCATGGTATGTTTTTCCAAGGTAGATAGTACAAAGACGACATTTTATAATATACTATAATATTATAAAAACGATGCAACGCATAGAAAGACCATTTTTTGTAACATGTTTCCTCATTCTACTCTTCTTCTTTTTCTCCTTCCTCGTCTATTATTGGTTCGATCGCGGCGTTGTACGAAAACCGTCGATCGAACCCTTTTCCTATAATACACAATACGATTATATGCCGAGTCGTACCGTAAAGAATCTGAAACTCACTTATGGAGTGCAAGATTTGGTAGAAGAAACCATTTCTGCCATTGGGTTTGTCAAGGTCCACAACCGGATTACCGACGTTTCCAATTCAGTGTCGGATGGATATAGTAAAACCGTTGCGCAACTCGCCATCTCTTCGGATTACACGACTATTTCGAATGAGTACACGGCGCAAATGAACAAGACGTTCGCCTCCTATTTTGATCCGAAAAAACTGCCAACCCTCACGGAAGATCCGCAATTCGAAAAAAACTGGCAAATGGCGGTTGCCCCCTATGCCACGTTGTACAATAAAGTGGTCTATTTTGGCATGAACGGAGCAAACCCGAACGCCCGTTTGTTTGAAACCTATTTCGCCAATTTGCTACGTAAATATAGTACCAACGCGACGCAGTTGAATGCGATCCAGACGTTTTTCTACAATCTGGTAAAACCCGTCTTTTTGCAAAACGCACTGTTGTCGTTGTATGCCGCCAATACACAGAGATATACAAACAAGGACGGCGAGGACGCTGTCCGGTTTTTACTCAATACCCAGCTGGACTATATAAGAAAAATGACAGTAACGGCCGATTTCCCCCATACCGACTCTAGTGGAAATGTCCATATTTTCGCCGACGATTCGACGAATGTGTCGAATACCACCTTTAGTCTAGATTCCATTACACTTTATCAAACCGTGTCCATCGCAACGAGTTTTTGGCAAGCGCTCCTCTCGCACTCCGTCTCGCCGCTTTCCATGACGGCGAGCACCTTTGTATCCGGGTTCCCGACCTACTTGAAAAAACTGTATCCGGATAATACACCAGTAAGTACGTGGATCTTTGTCTTGAACAACCCGCCTCCGGAATCGACCTAGCTAGATTCGGTAGAATAAATAACATAAATAAGAGACGTCTTCTTATCCTATCTTATCTCTCCATGAATATTATTTTGCCGATTCATAAATTCGATATTCATTCCGTCTTTTTCTCGGAAAAAAAGAAAAACATTATTATTGACGGCGAATTTTCGAAAATCCTTTATTCTACACCGGCTTTTGTGATGAATGGCATCTATCTAGACTGCCATGGTATTCCGGTTCCGTCTTCCTCCGTTCGAACTCCTTCTCCCGTTCGATCCATCAAGAGATTCTCGCCCTCGTACAATTCATTCTCGGCTCTCTCGGACGCGCGGTTCGCCGACCCTTCGGTTCCGGCCCCGTTTCTATTTGACTCCGACTCGGAAAAAAACGAAGATATGGTGACGTCTCTCTGCAAAATAGAAGAGCAAATCATGCACTGTTATAAACGGATCAAGGGAATTGATAAATATGCCGTCTGTAATTTAAAAAACCAATTGTTGAATGGCCCCATTCGCATGAATGGGGTCGATAGCGGCAGAGTCACCTTGATTTTAAAAATTTCGGGTATTTGGGAAACGGCCAATAACATTGGCATCACGTTCAAATTGCATTCCGTCGAAAAACCGCAACACGAAGCGAGAATGTGGATGCCCGCCCTATAACCACATTTTCATGGCAGTTTTCCGGCGGCCAAGTATTCCCTTGAATGGGACAGCCCCATTTCGCAAATCATAGTTGAATTTATCGGTAACGTCTTGGGTCTCGGTAAAAAACTGGACAACGTCGACAAACCCCGTCTCTTCGTTGATGGAATAGACCAAATGGTGGATCGATTGAATTCCGGCGTTCGTGGTATGAATATATCGTGCGAACTCGGTCTTGCTCACTGGACGCAAATTCCCGTCATTCAAATGGATGATTTCCTGGCTCGAAATGGGCCAAAACGTGGATCGATCAATCTGCAATCCGGCCGCTTTTGCCCGATGCAACATCATATTGTCCTCGAACCCCCACGCCCAGAAATTGGGGAATCCGTTCAATCTCTCGAAATCTCCGGCTTTGATGGATACAATGCCTCCCAATGTATAATGAAATCCGTAAAAGTGCTTGATCTTGCCAAATTCCGTCTCGTAGTCGATCTGGTCGGGGTACCGCGGCATGGTATCAACGTCATTCAAAACGAGCGTGATGGACCGATAATCATTCGGCCATTTGTTGCGCACCATGCGAAACCCAATGTTTTTCATGGCGCCCCGGTTAAACCCCCGTTTATCGCACTGGTGTATATAATAGATTTGATATCCCGTCTTGCCTTCGAGAATGGTTTTCATGTGTTGAGAGAAATATTCGTATTGCTCCTTTCGATCTCGGTAGGGAACCAGAAAAATCACATTTGGAATAGAATCGCCCATTTATACTACCTTCTGATATTTCGACCCAAAAATTGATTGGGGTTAGGATATAAAAACAATTGTCTATACAATCTTTAGAAAGTACATCAAATCATGGAAAAACACGCCAATCGAGAGAAGACGAAAAAGAAAAAGACGCCCATTTCTTCCGATGAAAAATCGAAATTATGGGATATTTTCGACGGAGACAAGGAAGAGAAGGTCGAGTGTGTCTACGAAGTGGGGGTGAAACGGCACGAGATTTGCGAAAAATGTCAGTCGACGCTGGTCATTATGGAAGACGGTTTCCCGACTTGTACCAATGCAAATTGCGGACTCATGTATACGGAGGTGCTCGATTATTCTCCCGAATGGCGGTTTTTCGGTGTCGATGATAAGAATGCCAATGACCCGACCCGGTGTGGCAACCCCATCAACCCCTTGTTGGAACAATCGTCTTATGGATGCAAAGTGTTGTGTACTCCTAAATGTTCGTATGAAATGAAAAAAATCCGGAAATGGATCGAATGGCAATCGATGCCGCATCGAGAGAAATCCCTGTACGACGAGTTCCAGTTTATCACGGTCATGGCGCAGAATGCGGGGATTCCCAAAATTTTCATTAATGACGCCATGGTGATTCACAAAGACATATCCGAGCAAAAAATATTCCGAGGGTTGAATCGAGACGGTATTAAAGCCGCATCGATCTACATTTCCTGCCGGTTGAATGGGTGTCCTCGTACGTCGCAAGAAATAGCCGAAATTTTCCATTTAGACAAAACGAGCGCTACGAATGGGTGTTCGATGGCCGTGACCATCATCAACAACATTGATCGCAACGGCGAACTTGCGGGAGAACACACCGATTTGGGATCCACTACACCCAGTTCGTTTATTGACCGGTACTGTAGCAAATTGAATTTGTCGGGGGACATTGTCATGGTTGCCAAATTCGTGTCGAAAAAGCTGGAGGTGGGGAACGTCATTACGGACAACACCCCTCAATCGGTGGCTGCAGGCGTCATTTATTTCGTGGCGCAAATGTGCGAATTGAACATTACCAAGTCGGATATACGCCAAATATGCAAGGTCAGCGAAGTGACCATCAACAAGTGTTTCAAAAAGATGTACGCCATCAAAGACGCCTTGATTCCGAAAGCCGTTCTCTTGAAATACGGCGTGGCAGAGGAAAATGTGGCCTAATAGTAGAAGAATGGATATATTGACTAAAATGACCGAATGCTATAATGGGCCGAAAGCGACGAAGACTCGTTCCGTGCCTGACCTAGAAATTAACAACGAAAAAATGTATCGAACGGTAAAAAATAGTCTGAATGATAGTCAGATTATTTCGGAATTGACGCAAAATGAAAGGGCGATCCCTCATATATTAGGGGATTCCATACACCGTTTTTTTGCGGGAAACCCGCAATACGAAGAGATATTGGGAGATAAAATTGGGGAAGCGGTTTATTCGAAAATGACGGCGGAATTGAGTAATTTATACAAGTCTGTACAACCCAAGCAAAAAGGCGGGGATTGTAGCAAAGAAAATGTGGAGGACGACGACGCCGACGACGTTAACGCAGAGTCGAATCCTCCTCCAGAAGAACAGGCAAAGACGGATCTGGCGAATGAATGGGCGAAAGACATTGAATATGCGCTTTCGATCGATTCGGCCAATGCGTATTCTATGTACACCGTCAATGCAGATAACTTGTCTCTCATTGATAAAATAACCGGGAGTTATATTTCCAGCGGACGCCCAGACAGCAAACGGGTAGCGCAATGGATACGAGACAAACAGGTCAATCAAATTATGCAAAACAAGGTAGATCAGTATTTGCAGCCAACCATGAGAGGAGGCGGGCTGCTTGATACTGCGTTAAATGCAGCCCAAACTGCGGTTCCTGGAATAGACATGGCGACTTCGAATATTCCTGGAATGCCGAACTTGGGTCCTGCATTTGCATATAAACCGAATGCCGGACCCTTGGTTTCGAATCCAAAGATTCTGCAGATTGGCCCGAAAGCAAAAAAAGCCAAAGAGACCTGCGAGAAAAAAAGCGCCGTGGTTTCTGACCATTTTCCTTCTACCTACGACAAAAACGCGGTATTTGAAAAGGCAATCACTTACGCAGAAAAGAAAGTAAACGGAGTCTTATGCAAGAACTCTGAGGAAATCGAGAGAGTCTTGACCAGTGTCTTGAAATACAACTTTTACCAGTATCTAAACAAAGAAAATGCCAAATTGGTCGAATATGCAAAAATGACGTTTTTAAGCTGTATCAAAATTTTCTGCGCCAACTTAACCGAAGAGACCAAATATAAAATGATATACAAGTACATATTTGGTGCGACCAATCATTACAATCAAGTGTTTCAAGAATTGAACAAGGGCGTTTGGGATAAATCCGTTTTTTTGAAAGCTTTTCCTCCCACTGACAATACTCCATTTTCTTATGCATTGGTGTCTCGGCCCGCGAAACCATCCCCCCTATTGGAAATCAATAATAAACGTCTAGTAAATGTTCCCAAGAATTTCGAAGCCAAATTTGATCCTGTCAAATTCCAGGGGGATAATTTGCTTGGTCAAATGGTGGGGATTGGATACGGCGCCACCAAAGTATTCCCGAATGTGGTCTATGAAAATCTGCGAGATTCCTTCGCGGAAGCGGCGTCCAAGACTGAAACCCTAAAGGAAATATTTGGCATTTTCGATGATGCGGTATTTCAAACCATGGATATCATTCTGGGGCAATTGAACCGGCAAAATATAGTGGATACCATGTGTCGTTATTTGATCTTGGAATCTCCCGTTTCCGAAATTCTGGGTAACTCTACGGGAATGGTATCTTCGGTATTAACACATAACCAAAAGATTTCGTCCCAAGAATTGCCACATGCCGCCATGTTCTTTCTATATCATACAATACAACACCGAATCAATCCGTCTCTAAAACAAAAGGATCTTCGATCCTTATACGAGAGTTATGATAAGGTAAAGAAACCGCCGTCCAACACAAAAATGTCAAATGCAATCTTGGATATTTTGAGGGTGAAAACGGGAGATTTGTATCTGAAACCACTCATGGAACTTGCCAACAAACCATTTTCTCCGTATAATATTTTTGCAAGAATTTTTGGTCGCGGAGGTGGACTTCGGACGCGGCGCAAAAGGAATACCGGACACAAAAGGGATAAAAAGAAATCCAGGCGGCTACCTCGATAAACATCCAAATATTACGTCTTGTCATAAGGTCAACCCCCCTATGACAAGAGTATATGCTACATTTCCCCGTATCCCTGTGCTACTTGAAGGTAACACGTTTTTCCAATTTGTCCAGCGTGTCTTTTCCATAAATCAAATTTCCCGTCGGTTTATACTGGTCAATCGGCGTGTATTGTTTTTGGTCTTTGGTCGGCATCGCCGGTTTCTCTCCATTCGCCGCGACGTCTTCGGACTTTTTCTCGATTTTTTCCAACACATTCCCCTTCTCGTCCAAGACATACCCCGTCTTTTTCTTGATTTCGTGTCGCGCGTAACTCGGCAGCCAATTATCCCAACTAATAAAAAGCGTGCTTGGGTGTATGTATTTGATGAAAAAACCATTCTCTTTTAGTTTGGTAACTACGTAGGCAATGCAATCCGCCTGGTCAAACAACGGTTCGCCAAAAAGGAAACTGGGTACGATGAACCAAATGTGGTTTTCCTCCGCCTTGTTTCTTGCCGTCAAGGTGATGCGTTTGTGAATTCGGTTTAAAATCTTGTTGAAAATGGCAATCTGTTTCAAGTCGCGCTGGTGTTTTTTTTCGTACAATTCGTCAATATTTACCTGACGAACCGCGTCGTCTTCATCGGCAAACAGAATACACGAGGACATATAAGATATACTATATATCAGGTAAAATATATCGCATCTTCAACGGTATAAAACGAAAGACATGCAATATCTCTAAATAAAAATGAAGCCGGCCAAAGCCATTCGACATATTGTTTTATCCGGAGGAGGAGAGACGGGATTCATGTTTTACGGGGCGTTGAGAGAAAGTTATAAAACCGGGTTTTGGGATTTAAAAAACATCCAAACCATTCATTCTACGTCAGCAGGTTCTATTTTTGGCACAGTTTTGACTCTCATTAATCATATGTCGTGGGAAGACTACGACGATTTAATGTACAATCGGCCTTGGGACAAAGTGTTTGCCATCAACCTAGAGACCATTGTCGAATCCTATGAACAAGGCGGTATTCTAGGTAAAAAACCCATCTATGACGCGTTTTACCCGGTGTTTAGTGCACTCCAATTGCCCATGAATATCACATTGGAGAAATACTACGAATTCACCGGAATCGAAATCCATTATTTCACGACCAATTTTACCAAGTTTGAATTGGTCGATGTCTCTTACAAGACCCATCCTGATTGGGAAGTGATCGACGCCATTTATTGCTCTTGCGCGTTGCCCATCATGTTTCGGCCCAATATGGTACAAGAGAATGCGTACATCGATGGGGCCGTTTTTTGTAATTTCCCCATACAACAATGTCTCGATATTTGCGACGACCCCGATACCATTCTGGCGTTTCAAAAAATATGCCCCGGAAGAGAGGAACGTGCGCCCTTCCGAGGCTCCAATTTGTTCGACTATTTGTTTACGCTACTTGGGAATTTGCTTGAAAATGTGGCGATGGATTCGAAACTACGTGGTTCGCACGTGAAGCATTGCGTCAAGTTTCATCAGCAAACTACCAACGTGTATTTGATTTACCAATCCACGAGCAATTACGAGGTGAGGAAAGGTCTCATTGACCGAGGCGCGGAAATCTGGCACGAATTTGCATCGTCCTTGGAACCAGAGTCCGAAACTTAACGCCTAGTCATATGGGCAAAAACCCATATGAATAGCTCCCTTCGGAATGTCTAGTAGTGTTTTCCGTTGCCCATGGGCAACACAAACTACGACTATCCATTAACGCCTATTCATTTTGGGAAGTGAGAGATTGCACAAAAGCCTCTAAATGTGCGCGCGTAACGGTCGCATCATACTCTACCACAATCTCTTGTCCTCCACGCTGCATGACCCCTTTCACGGTAGGAAAATACTCGATTTTGTATTTGGTCGTCAAATCCTTGACCTTGGGGTCTTTCGAATCCGTGCAATTGACTTTGATGCATTCAATGCGGTACCCATTTGCCATTTTGGCATGGTATTCCGACTCGAACATTTGCCATTCGGGCAATGCCGTTTTGCAATGAGGACACCAGTCTACATGATACATGAAAATGGTGATGGTCTGTCCATTCGGGTTCGCATTCGCCACATCGGAAAAGATCTTGTCTTTCTGGCTGGGCAAATAGACCGAATTATAGACATAATTCACCACGATACCAATGACTAGGATCGCCGATATCGCAACAATGATGGACATGTACGGTTGTAGACGCAAATAAATGAATTGAAAAAAAGACGCCATCTATATACATTAAGCTCGTTTTTTTCAAAGGAGGCATTTTATCGCGGCCGATTTTTTTCAAAGAAACGGAAAAAATCGATCCATTATATAGTATGCTAAATAAAACCAGAAAACGACCACAAACCCGTACCTATACCGAGTCGGACTACATCAGCAATGATGGCATGTTGACCACCGTATGGGGACCGGGTATGTGGCACTATTTGCACACCATGAGTTTCAATTATCCGGTCAATCCGTCTTGCGCCGACAAGCGTCATTACATGTCGTTTGTCTTGAATTTGCAGCACGTCTTGCCTTGTGGGAAATGTCGAAAAAACTTGGCCCGTACCATGAAGAAAACACCTCTTCGCTGGGAACACATGAAGTCGCGCGACACCTTTTCCCTCTTTATCTACCAATTGCACGAGACGGTGAATCACATGTTACACAAGAAGTCGGGGTTGACCTATGAAGACGTGAGAGAACGATACGAGCATTTTAGGGCAAGATGTGCCAAAACAAAACGGCGTAGAATGTCTCGCAAATCGGAAAAGGGGTGCACGGAACCCTTGTATGGAGAGAAGGCGAAATGCATTTTGAAAATCGTGCCGGACAAAGTGAAGTGTGACACGTTGCAAATAGACAAGTCTTGTATCAAACGACGAGAGGCGTGAATATATGTGGGAATTATATAAATTAGAAAAGTAGAATGACGGAGGAAAATACGGAAAAAACCGAAAAGAAATCCATTCCATTTTGGTCGGAGGACCCCAATATTTTATTGAAACCCGATTATTTGACGGAGCTCTTCCCCTCGGCGGATATGCAACCCAACCAGAAATGGAATGCGATTACACGCCTGCTTCTCTTGCTCACCTTTGTCATTTTTGCCTATACGCAAGAGACGAGAACCCTCGTCATTGGTGCGATTTCCATCTTGGCCGTTTATTTAGTCCATTATTACTATGCGACGGAGAAGGTGAAATCGGAGAAGGCGCGATTGCCGGAAGCGAGAGAAGGAATGGCGGTTCCTTTGGATCGTACAGCACCGAATCCCGCTGCTGCCGCTCTCTTGGAAAACGACGTGCCGATTCCCCCAGACGTGTTTGACGACCCCACCGTTTCCAACCCTTTTAGCAACGTACTCTTGACGGACTACAACGATAATCCGGGGAAACGGCCGGCGCCGCCTTCCTTCAATTTCAATGTCAACATGAGTATTTTGGACCAGGCGAAAATGTGTGTGCGAGAGACGAATCCCGACCAGCCTGATATCACGGATAAATTATTCAAGGATTTAGGGGAACAATTGGTGTTTGAACAGTCGATGCGACCCTTTTACTCGACCTCGAGTACCGAAGTACCAAATGACCAACAGGCATTCACCGATTTTTGTTATGGTAGCATGATCTCTTGCAAGGAGGGAAACATGTTTGCTTGTGCTCGCAATTTGTCGCGATACACGGCGCCTTGATGAATTTCTATCTGGTTATATTATACTCGGAATCTCATGTCGGACTATACATTTTATAATACCGCCCGTATTGGCAGCGACTCGGTCGATAATAGCCAGCGCAATATTTACAACACGCGGTTTGCAGGATACACCCTTTCCAATTATTTTAGCGATTCTGCGAATGACAGTCATGTCCAATTTGCCACCCAGCAGCCGAATTTGATGTTTTCCGGGTCGGTTGGTGGCACGAGTTTCAACAGCAGTGTGGTGGACGTGCATTCCATGTTGAGTATCAAGAGCCAACAAGAGAGAAGTTTAGAGAAGTTGTCTTTGGAACAACGCCCCTTCTTGACGGTTCCCTATTTGGGACGCGGGTCTTGCAACACCTTGTTGGAGACGCAAATGCTTTTAGGCGAAAACACGCACGGATTGAAAAGCGCATCGACCATTATGGACAAGTCGTTCATGGATTATGCGTTGTATCCTACGGACAAGAATATGGAGGAGCATGTGTCGAATGCCAAGTATACAGTGGAAGAAGCTGCGTTGAATGGATGGGTGAGAGGCGGCGTTGCGTCGAGAGATGCGATGAATGATATGGAGGGAGCGAGACCCAATACTCGGTTTTAGAAATTATATTTTCACATATAATATGAAATTATAATTATGTCGAATGCCGCCGCCCCCCACACCAGAACGCCAGAAGAAGCTATAGCTCATTATGTTTCAGCAATAAATAGTACATTTAAAGATACGTTAACCAAATTACTGGATATAACAGACCAAGAAGAACAATCTGAACTTTTACAAACTGTATTAATGAATGTTGAAGGAGGGATAGATCCAAGTATTTTACCTCTATTACGTATCTATTATGGGAAAATGTGGTCTATATGAAATGCTATAAAAGGCGGAAAGAAATCAAACAAAACCCGCACCCGCCGTCCAAAGAAACACGGCAAACAAACGCGTTCCAAAAAATAATGTATTTATAGTATATAAAATGGACGCCATAAAAAGTATTTTTCCTTCCTCTAATACCAGTGCCCCTGCTACGACGGGTGGCCGTCGCAGACGTGGTTCCAAGAAGTCCCGTGGTTCCAAGAAGTCACGCGTCTCCAGAAAATCCCGCAGAAACCGTCGCAGACACGGTGGTAATCCTCCGAAATCAATGTAAGATGGTTCCCACAAAACCAATATAAAAATACATGTCTATTCCCCCCAATACACATGTACTCCAATACCGAAGAATATCGCGCGTTTGTTCGCAACCTGGTCCATATGGACCCCTCGACCCATTTCGAAGAATTAGAGGACCCCGATCCAGAAACCGCCGACGAGTTTCATTACGACGAATCCTCCATGAGCCGGTATCTCGACCTCGTCTATGCCCAAACCAAAGAAAACGCCCTCTTTCAAGATCTCTACTTGGCCGCCGCCGCCCTCATGATTTCCAACGACCCCGAAATCGGACTCGCCGTGCTCTTTTCCTACGACTATTTAGCCACTTTCCATTTCTTGCATCAATCCTATTTAGTCGACCCAACCGTGTTTAGCGCAAACAACCAATTCTACCAATCGCTCATACATAGACTGAAAAAATAACACATCACTGTATAAATATGGCTTCCACCCGCAGCAAAAACACACCCGGCGATTACAATTTAGAACAACGCGCCTATCAACAAAACCTCGCCTATCTCTCGTATGATACATCCCGATTCTATGCCCAAGCAGACCAGACCTATTTCCCAGGACAGGGACTCATTGGAATGAAATCGGATGCGCGCGTTTTGTCGGGGAATTCGTGTGATATCGAGTCGCAATTGCGTGGAATCGGGTCCACGAATTTGGTGGCGCCTTCTTTGCCCATTTATCCCGAGATTTACCCCCTGCAATCTCTCGACATCTCTTCCAAACTCTCCCTTGTTATGCCACAACCGTTTCTTCCCCAGACGAATCAGCGTCCTCTCTATCGGAACTAATAACCGTGTCTTCGACATCGGGCAGAATCTGGATCGGATCTCTCGCCTTTCTCGAATAACGGAGATGTTTCGGCGTTTTCCGGTGAGAAGGATACACCTTGAAACTCGTGTTGCTAGGCGCATGCTTACGCCGCGGTTTGATTTCGTCGGACAAAATACGTGTAATGCTCTCCACCATGGAGGGCGAATTTTCGTCCGAAGGAGCAGCATTACGGATGGCCTCCAACATGTCGGGGTCATTGATTTCGTCTTGGAACGCAATTTTGTAATTCTCCGTGTATATTTTGTAGGTCCCGTCGGTAAACAACTCTACGGGGATCTGAATCGATGCCAACATGAAATATCGGCCGTCTATCTGAATGAGGTGTTGTCTCGACATGGTATGATATAAATGGATATCGGTACATTTATATCATTTTGTATAGTTAGTCGTTGAATCGGACAATAATTTGGACCGTCTCTTTTTTGATGCATTTGGAGGCAGAAACGGACAATTCCTGCCGCTTCTTTCGCGTTTTCGACGTATCCGGAAACTGTGTTTTCTTGTTGGAAGCCGAACTATTCCGGCTATTCATGTCTCTCTCAATGTCGTCGAAATTCTCCTCTATGTAATCGAGAATCCGGTGCTCTAATGCCCATTTGAAAAAGTTTAGCTGGCCAATGGTCGTTTCCATGTATCGATCCTCCCCACACGGAATCGAAATACGGTCCCATCGACAAAAGGGGTCGAACCGCTTCTTCGAATAGGCCTTGAGTTGCAATTTGTACTTGTCGTATACTTTGAATTTGGTGTGTTCGACCACGTCGCGCAAGATGCCAATTTTGGTGGGCACCAAGTACCACGTATCGTGTTTTTTCGCGTAGTTGGTGACGAACCAGTCCACGATGCGGAGAGACATGCGCGATTTTCCGTCGACAATGTTCATGATTTTCGACATGTGTTCTGGCGTTTCGTAAAAAGTCAAGAGATTCCGGAGCAGCAAATCATCCTGCGTATTGGTGGATGTATAATAAGACATTTGTGTTGAATAGGCGTGTGTTTTTATATGTGTTTCCAAGGGAAATGAGATTCTACACATCCATGGCATCAACGAGAGATGTTCTTTGTGTTCCGCCATTTCGCAACACTCTTCCTTTTGGACAATAATACCGACGCATGCGCGGTTTTCCGCCACCCCCACTCGATACAATCGGCAAATCGATTATCCAATCCGTATTGGAAAATACTCCATTGAGAGAATGTTCCATAAAAGCGGAAATCCAGTCGCGTACTAGACGGCATCGATCTACCTTGGGAATGTTTTTGAAAAACTGGTCAAATGTGGCCCCACGTTCATAATGAGTGTGTAATTCTTCCAGGAGATGTACTGGAGGTTTGGCGATTTCCAAAAACTGGGGGAAACTCATTTTGGTTTTGGTTTCTGGTAAATACAATAAGGTGTTTATACGTTCTCTATATTTGTCATGATGATGTTTTTGTCTCGCCCGGAAATGTTTTTCATACCATGTTTCTCCGTTGAATGCGATGGAGAAATAATAAAATGGTTCATCCTCTATCATGGAATTGTCCATGAAATTCAATTCTGTTATTTCCGGAATTTCAAGTTGAATATACTGTAACATGGCCTGTATCATGGATAATGATTTATGCAATGACGTCGAATGATTCGGTTTATAGGAAAGTGATGCAGAAAAAGGGATCCGGTTTTGATAATAAATCGATACACATACGAAATTGCATTGTATTTTTCTGCCGTAAATTTGTTCTTTCCATAACAGTGTATTATCTTCGATTTCAAACATCGTTTTTCATTACAAAACATAAACACACATGTTTATGTTTTATTTCAGATATTCCAGTTTCTCTCCCAATGACCGAAAAAACGACCCATTGTACGCCACTTCGGTATCCAACGCTTTCGCCAATGTCTTGTCGCTGATGGCGAGTTGTTTGATACAGTCGTATTTACATACATATTCTTTGATAAGCCTGCCATCCGTATCGTATTGTCCTACTCCTTGTTTGTACAAGACGGGTTCTTTTCCAAACGCCTCTCGCTGTTCATCACTACACTCATTGTACGACATATACAAATGCCCCTTGTGGGGTGTGCGATTCTTGACTGGCGTATCGAGAGCCGAGATTTTGTAATTTTGGCAAATACACGCCGATTTCCGGTCTAAATATACATTGACAATTCGATTGCCATCCAATTTGGCAATGTATCCCGTATTCTGAGGCCGTGTCTGTCTCGTCGGCGCAATCACGCCGACCACGTCTGGGTCTGCGTCGCGGTCAATATAGTTCCAGCGATACCCGTTATATATGGTGTTTTGCTCAATCGCTTTCACGATACTCGGACGTTTCATTTTGTATTTATACGCCTTAATACAATCGGCGATGGATTCGTAGGTTTTGTAAAGCGTCATAGTTTCGGGGTTTATTTGTTGGAGTTTCGGACCCAATGTCGAGAGAGGGGTGTTGAAATTTGTGGCGGTTTTGATGGAATGGGTTTTGTGAGTTTCGAGGATTTCCCGGTTTGTTTTTTCGAGAGAATCGATTCTTGAAATCAATTGTTTTTGCGTTTTCAGTAATTCTTGTAAAAGGAGTGTTTGTTCTTGCGAGAATATCGAATCCGGCGAACGAGAAACGAGAGATTTGAGTGTATCGTTTTCAGTTCTTAACTCATCCATATCTTGTTCGGTATATTCATTGAACGATTTGAGATGGGCGTTGATTAGATTCAGAACCGTTTGGTAAGAGAGACATTTCCCTATATGAAACAACTCTCTCTCCGTTTCGTGTCCGGGTAAGTCAGTAACGCGATGGAATCGGATGGAATCGTGATTGTGTAAAAAGGTTTCGAATTCTTTACTTTTCTTTACTGCAAAGCAGTCAAGCAACACGATGTCTTGGCCATACTTGGTACGATGTTCATTGAATCTGGCTTGCACGCCTTTACGGCTCTCCCCGATTTTCAAGACATATTCTCCGGATTCGTAGGCATGGACTTTTATCAAATAAACCACGGCGCCAATGGTTCCGAAATTACGCAAGAGAAATTGTTGTCGGTCATTGGCGACATTGGTAGCGAGTTCTTTTTTATGTTTTTCTTCGATATTGGCGATTTCGTGTTGTAAATCATTTTCCAATTGATATTTACCTTTGAGTCGAATGTCTTTCACCACTTCACAGACCCAATTCTGAAATTTTTCTGCAATCGGTTTTCTGGATCGAAAAAGAATCTTGTATAATCCTTTTTCCGTTAAAAAAGAGACTTCTTGTTTTCCACCGGAAGTGTCAATGACTTGTGATACTTTTTCGGATTCATCAAATTGTTGAATATTCACCCGTATATTTGATATACCCAACACTTCCCCTATGTCACTTACTCGAAATATAGGACTATCATATGTACCTTTGATGACAATTTCTGTATGTAGTCCGTTTGTGGTAAATGCTTTTACGACTTCCATTTTAGGACGTATATACCTATAATACTGCCTTTCTTTATATACTTTATTGATAATATATTGTTCAAAGGGTGTAAGTTTAACTTACACCCTTTCATTCGGATTTTTATAAAACCCAACTTTTTTATAAAATGTTGAACTTTACAATTTAAAAAGTCAAAAGGGAGTGCATATTTACACTCCCTTTCGCGATTCAATATGGCTGCATATTATGAGGTGAATTGTATAAACCCCACGTATAAGTATTTCTTATATACTCGATTGAATATAAGAAATATCAGCTGCATGTAGTATGCCTTACGAATTCACTTTATATGTTTGGATCTTTACTAATTGGTTAATAAAATCTGTGTATTGCATTGTACGTTTCATATGATTACAATCTCCGCAACATGGCCGGCAATTTTCCACTTTATATCCAATTTCATTGTCAAACCTGTCAATCCCATTTTTATGAGTATTGGTTGGTACTTTCCCACAAAGATAACATGCATTGTCGGTGATTTCTAAAAACACATGTTTGTCAAATTCGATGTTTCGATTTTCTTTCCTCCGATTTTTGTAATTGGTATAACATACCGTATTATGGTCTCTAAATACATCTGGGTATAATTTTACGCCATTACTAACATACAATGTAATATGTTGCACTATTTTTATAAAAGTAGTATCATCATGCGTGCCTTTCATCATATTACATGTAGTGCAACAACTTACGCAATTCGATAAAATATACCCTATATTTGCATCTTGTCGGTCGATTCCATTAAATTGTTTGGATTCATCCACAATTCCACAATAATAACATGGATGTTTGACAAGTTCTACATACTGTTCATATGTAATTTGAAAATCGAGATTTCGTCTAGCTGCACTTTTTTGATAATTGTAAAACACGTTTTGCATGTTTTTTCTACGGATTTCACGACTGCGCGATTGAATTTCTTTTATTTTTTCCGGATGATCCTTTACCCATTGCGTTTTGACTTGTTTTCTCTCTTGCTTACGATCATTTATTCGAGCAACTGCATTACGGTGTTCGTTGTCTCGGCGTTTGTCATTTTTCTTGCCTTTGTCTCTACATGTCTTACAAGTTTTGGTTACTACTATATGTCGTTCTCCTACGAAATGGCTCATATCAAACACGGTTTTACACAAAGAACACGTTTTGGTTTCAGGCATAGCAGTCTTAGGAGTTCTGCGTTTTTTATCTTTTTCTCGGTCTTTTTCCAAACACGGTTCGCATTTCGAATATTTATATTCTTGATCTAATTGAGATCTACACCCACGAATAACATTATAACACGTACGTTTTCCGATATGGCAGGTTTCCATTGAAAAAATATCAAGCTGGTGTTTTCCACAAAACTCATTCTCAGGGGATTTCTGGAATTTACAACCGTCGTGTTTACAAAACACAATTGTTTTTTTGTATATGGTTTTATCACGTGTTTTACACGGCTCACATGTCTTGCCGTCAGTCAAATGCCACCATTTATTACATCCTTTGCAAAATTCTAATTTTTGTAACATTACGTCGGTATATTCTTGCATATGTTGATGATATTTACAAAACCGAGACCCGGGAAGAAACCGGTTTCGGCATGCATTTCCATTTCGATCTTTTCCTAAACACATTTTATGTATAAACGTATCATTATCTTTAATACATTATAGAATAAAGAATGGTAGACATATCATGGTCGTAAGGGTACCATTCATTGAATGATATGGCTGCATATTATGGTGTGACCCGATAGAATGTCAATCCCTTATAATTATTTCTTATATACTCGATTGAATATAAGAAATGTGTAACAAAAAACGTTTAATTGGAATAGGCTCTCGACTACCCCTAAGTTTCCCTAGGGGGATGGACTGTATCTTAACCCGACTCAGGCTGCTTAGGCCTTCATTATCGAGCGATTACCGTTCAGTCTCTGACGGCCAACCATAGACTAGCAAAGCGTCTTTAGGTTGTAACCATGCGGATTGCCCAATCTTCAACATTGTTACCATACCCGAGTTCTATTCTCGGCCATGTGCAGGTTTCCCGTACACACTTGGTAGTTGAAGCTCTAAGGGGTTCCCCGAACAACAAGTAATCTTGCCACTAGGACTCGATCCTAACGACTAACAACTGGCTAATATGATAGGAGCCAAACCGAAGTTTCCACAAACATTTCCTATCTTGTTTGTGGCGTGTTGTTTTTCTGCGCATTTGGAGTAATGCATCAGATTGCAAAGAAAATTCATTGCAATCTGATACATTACCCAGTTTACGCCCGCCATTCCGCTCATCACTCTGAGCACATTGTAATTGACCGCATAGACGCGGACCTTGGCAGTGGAAGTGCCACTGACCGTGGGACTCGAAAGAACAAGCTGGAGAACAGCATTGTCAATGCGAGAGAAGTTGCAACTGCCACTTGGTTGGTGTTCTTCGGGTCTCAAAGCGAAAGAATACACATTGATACCAGTGTCGGGGTTGCGGGTGTGGTGCTGGTAAGGCTGGACAATGTCGAAGTAGTTGCCTTCGCGTTCCGAGAAACGGTCCTGGCCGTTGAGCTGCAACTTGGCAGTGACAACGGGGTTCTCGCCCCAGCAGTGCATGTCGAGGGCGGTTTCACTGAGGACAAAGGTGCCGGCATCAGAGACGGAAGAACCCGTGGGAGCGACGGCAGGATCAGCCTCGACGAAAGCGTACTGGTTGCCAGCGCCGTTGGCAGTGTACCACTCGGCACTGTTGGCAGAGGCAGCGGCAGAAGCGCCCAAGACGGTGTCAATGGCACCGGCCATCTGGAAGAGACCAGTGGAGGCCTGGATGAAGGAGTTGGAGCCAGAGGTCTCGGCGGGGCCACCAAAAGCATGGATGGCGTTGGGGAGAGCATCGATGGCATCCGTGTAGTTGAAGGGCTGGGCACCAAGGGTCTTGTACAAGACCTGACCACCCTCGAGGGAAGAGCAGTAGTCAACGTTGGCATCGGGCTGGACAACCCAGATGAGCTCCTTGCAAGGATGGTTGAAGTTGAGCTTGATCTTGTTGCTGGAAGAGCCGACAGACTCGTCACCAGTGAACTGGAGCTGCTCAATCAAGTATTCGTGGGGGTTCTGGGCGAACTTGCGACGCTCGTCCGTGTCCAAAAACACGTAATCGATGTACAAGGAAGCGGCAACCAAGGACTGCTGGTAGGCAGTGGAGTTGGAGACGGTGACGCCAGAAGCACCAGTGAGGGTGTTCACGGCCCACAAGCACTCACCAATGGGGCGGAAATCGATGTTGATCTTGACTTCGTGATATTGCAAGGCGATAAGAGGCAATGCCAAACCGGGGTTGCGGCAAAACCAGAAAAGAAGGGGAACGTACAAGGTCGTTTCGGGGAGGGCGTTGCGGGGAGCGCAAACCTGGGAAGGACCACCGGTGGAAGCGCAGGGGCCGTTGATGTTGGCAAACCCAGGATCCGTGATGTAGGTCAACTGGGTGGTGTGACCAATCATCTTGAAGTAGCCTCTCTGTTGCTCAGAAGTCAAAGTGAGCTGGTTCCAGATGTGCATCCAGTCACCATATTGGCGATCGATGCGCTGGCCACCAATCTCGACCTCAACCTGGGCAATCAATTGCTCACCGGGGAAATCCAACCAACGAGCATAGACACCGGGCTGGCCGCTGACAGCCATATTCTGGTTGATCTCGGGGAGAGTCACCTGAAGGTAAGTGCGGAAAGCCATATCACCGTTGCGGCTGATGGTGCAAGTAACACGGCGACCAAAGTCAGCCTGACCAGAAAAGGTCTGCTCAATGGACTCCATGGCGAAGTTGGTATGTCTGCGGTAAGACACCTTCCAGAAAGTAATCTCGGGGGTTCCAGTAAGGAACACGTCTTGTGCGCCGTAGGCGACTAATTGCATTAAAGCTCCTCCCATCTCTGTTGGATAAGTATATTATGCCTAAACATATTATTTCTGCGAAACAGCGCCGAAATGATATAAACACCTCCATTGTCTGAAAATCCGGGTATTTCGCCGAATAAAATGTGACCAAATACGACAAAAAAATAAAGCAGGTATTATTAAAATGTGGGTTTAGCCACATCCGTTCTCGCCAGCACACTCATATCAAAGTTGGATTCCAAGAATGTCTCTAAATAATTGTCCATGAGCACCTCTCGCTTCCCTTCGTGTTTTTTGGAAAAGATGAACGCGCCGTCTCTTTTTTTGATGGACCATCCCCGGTTCAGGGCATTCATAATAAATGACATTTTATGAAAGGTCTTGGGATCCATCACGACCGTTCTCAAGGGAACTTCGATGGTTTGTGCTAAATTTTCCATTTTTATATACTACATCATGAAACAGTATATAAAATTATACCGCTGATACCCGTTCGAATTAGAATCCACCGGGGAAGCGGACAAGGTTCAAGCCAATGCCTAAACCAGCACCATTTCTGGCGGAGGATCCCATGGCAGGAACAAAGACGTCCAATACGCTAAAGGTGGCGGCGGCAGTCAAGGCAATAATGACAATCTCTTCCGTGTTCAGCTTGTTGTGTTTGGGAATAGCATACGCGGCAATTGCGACGACCAAACCCTCAATAATGTACTTAATCGCTCTCTTGATGAGTTCACCGAAATCAAAAGCCATGGAATGGATATATAATATACTAAAACAAATTATTCGCAAATATCAAAAGTATTCTTCCGAATAAAACACTTAAACGTTCAGACAACAAGTATGCATACAACCATCATGTCTGGATTTGAGAGAAAAACACTGCCCAACGGAAAAGCGAACCCCCAATATGTCGATTTGTGCGACGAAGACACACCCATTGCCGGACAAAAGTTCGCCTGCATGTCCTTTATTTCACCCGAAAACGTGTTAAAACGCCGCGAAACGTTTTTGTTTGACCAGTTCGTGAAACAGTGGGATTTTACTAAATCGATGCACAAGTATTTCGACTTTTTGAATTTCATTGCGTATAAATACAATCTAAAGATCGAGCAGCTGAGTGAAGACTTTAACGAGTTTGTCAAGGAGGAAGACGCAAAACTAAAGGCAAACACGGTCGAGGACGATTACAAGACCTTCCTAGATAAGCACGGGGATAAATGGAATGCGCAATTCGCGAGAGAAAATGCGTTCCAGACATCGGTTCGTGGATTAAAGGTGCGTGGCGTGTTTCCTAGCCAGGAAGAAGCGGAACTTCGATGCAAGAAATTGCGCGAAGTCGACCCCCATCACGACATTTTCGTCGGGCCCGTGGGGATGTGGATCCCGTGGGACCCCGATGCTTACAAGACGGGTCGCGTTGAGTTCATGGAGGAAGAGCTCAACCAGTTGCACAAGGAGAAAATGAAGAACGAAGAGAAGGCAAAACAGGATTTCGAGAATCGCATCAAAGAGACGCGCAAGAAGGCGATCCAAGAGAACATTGAGTTGGCGAAAAAGAGCGGGAATGTCTTGACCCAGACACTGGATGAGGAGGGCAATTTAGTGGGCGTGAAGGATCGTATTAATTTCGATGAACGCGAGGCGGCGGAAAAAGACACGACTTCGGTTCATGCCGAGCAATTAAAGGCGGCGATTGAAAATGCCAAGAACTTGGAGTACAGTGCATAAATCATATTATTGTTTGTAAATAAAATGATTTTTCAAGTCAGGCGATTTTGGCGTAAGAATACATATCTCCCGTTTGCCCAGTAAAGACCACTTTGTTTTGGATACTCCTGCTCATTTTGGCGGCGGACATTCCTTCTTCTTCGGCCGCTTTCGCGATGGATGAATATGTCGAGAGCACCGTGCCAAAAGAGTCACGTTTTTCCACCTTGCTGGCGGTCGAGGAAATCCGTTGAACGCGTTCATCCCGTTTTAACGTGACACCGTAAAACCCCTGTCCATTCCCATGGTGAGTCCATACGGTCTCAAAGAGAAAATGGGGGTATTTTTTCATGTACGTCTTGAGATCCGCATCCTCCGTTCCCGTATCGGGTATACCCATTTGCCGCCGCCATTCCTTGTATTCCTGAATGAGGTCTTTTGCTAACACGGTAGCTCCGGGCCGAAAGACACATTTATCAAAAACAAAGGTTTCGACTTGCGAGTTGGCGTCTTGCCGTTTATACTCGATTGGTTTCAACGTGACTCCGTGATATCCCATGAGCATTTTGTCGGTATTTTGGATCTTTAACCGGTCGTACTTGAACCGGGTTTTCAGATAATCGGTAAATGCGGCGGTAACTTCCTGTTTCGCTTCTCTCGCGACGATCCTCTGGAGACCGACAATTTCCTTGGCTGGGACTTCGGCATGTTCGTGGAGAACACAATACGTAGAGATAAACTGATCAAACCTGTCTTTATATGGCGTGGATACTGCGAGGGAAGTATGATCGATCGGTTCGGTCTGAGTAGAAGCGTCAGAGCAGCATAACGAATTGACTCGAACGCCGGTAATAATAAACTGGGTGTAATCACATATTTTTGCGATTTTCAACATTCTCTCGTGGTGTTTTAGTTCATACAACAGCGTAGCCATTGACACAATATGCGTGACTATGTTTTTGGCTTCGTCTATGTCCATACGAAACACCTCATCTTGTATTTGAAATGGGTGTAGCATAGTATGAATCACCGATTCCACGTTTTTTGTATTCACTACGGGAAGTATCAACTCTAGTTTACCAAATTTACACACTTGTTTATAAGGACGGATTCGATTGTGTACATTAATGGTATACCCGATTTTCAATTCGGCAGGCGTTTTCGTACGATCAGTATTGTAAATATAAATAACCGGGGTCTTGTCGACCGTCATTTTTGCATTTTCCTCTTGCAAGATACGGTTCTCTTCTTCTTTTTCTGCAATCTCTCGCTTCTTTTCGTCTATTTCGCGCTGGTTATCTTCCAGCTGTTTTTTCGCGAGTTCCAGTTGATTTTGTAGGGTATATGACCCAGATAATCGGATTTCGCGAACCACTTCGCAGACCCATTTTCGGAAAATCTTGGCGATGGGTTTTCTAGACCGGCACAACACATCATACAGGCCAATTTCGGTCAAAAATATAACATTTTGTCGTCCTCCTGCCGTATCCACCTGCAAGATAACTTTATCCGACTCTTCGACATCGGCAAGAACACAATAAATGTTCGTATTTTCCAACACTAAACCAATATCAGATGCACGAAACAGCGGATTTTCACGATCCCCCTTTACCGTAACATGCACACTTAGGTCGTTGGAACTGAATGCGCGTACTATATCCATGGCAATGGGTATAATGGATGTATATTATATCCATGGTATTTTGTTTATATCATTTCCGTTGCATATAATCCGCTATATGGATGAAATTCTCCAGTTATACCCTTTGTAAATAAATCTGCAGAAAAGGGTTTTTTTTACAAATGAATGAATATCCATCGGAAAGGGTCTATGCCAGGACTAGCCCCTTTCTGCACCATATATGCAGCGAAACTAATCGATTACCATTTACTTTTTTTCACCGTAACGGATGGCCCCTGTCCGCGTTTTTTCGTCTTGGATGGATCAAACTCCTCCTCCTCATCGCTACATAATTCCTTCGATTTTTCCCAGAATTCTTTGCTCCCCAGCTTGAAATCTGGCCGGTTTTCCGCCTTGTACCAGAAAATCTGGTCGCTTATCTTGCTCGTTTTCGCATTGTTGTTGATCACAAGGCACTCGTAGTTCTCCGTGGTCTGGTCCATCACCGAGCTAAACAGCTCCAAGGTGGGAAACATGGACGCATAATTCTCCCAGATACGCTTCCGATTGGTCAAATACGGTTCTCTTAGAATAAAAACATAGTCTATGTTGGTGCGGAGATTGGGCGGGATTCCGAGCGGGTATTGCATAGTTATGATCAACATGACCTTCCAATGTCTGCCATTCATGAAAAGGAGACGCATCATCTTATCACGTGTCCAGCTTTGGTCGTATAGACAGTCATCTAAAATGACAAACGTTCTCGGATCGGTCGTGGATTTCTTGTACATTTCCTTCTCTTTGTTTACCTGTTTCAAGACCGCCTTTTGTCGCCGCAACACCTTCTCAATCAAGACCGTGTTGTATTCCTCGTGAATAAACAATTTCGGAACATGGGCGGCATAGAATCCGTTCCCCGCCTCCGTCCCCGAAATCACCATACCTACGGGCACGTCTTGGTGATGGTAGAGCAAGTCTCGTACCAAATAAGACTTACCCGTATCACGGCGCCCAATCAATACAATCACGGGTCCCTTGTTTTCATTGGGATCAAATACAATCGAACGCATATCGAATTTTTTCAAATCCAAGTTCATTTTAACCTAGATGTATATAATGTATCGTTCTCTTCACCGCAGCACTGGGTTTGAAATACGCCTTTTATTTGTTTCCCCCTAAATATACGCCATGACGCCATTTTACCTTCATTACAAGAAAATCAAGCATATCGATCTCTCTTCTTTAGCAAAAACCCACGCCCCTTCGGCCGACGATATTAAATATGAATACAATCCCTTCCATATCGACGCCTTGCAAAACTACAACCCCATGTATTCCGTCTTTTTCGAACTCACCGAACAGAATTGCAACCAAATCACCTTTAACCACAAATACCATATGGAAACGGACCATGTCCCCGAGCTCTACCATGACCGCGGTTTCCACATGAAGTACTCCCCCCTGCTCGACCCTCTCCATTATTTGATTGGAAAGTACACATACGACGACCCGGCCATTCGTAACTTGCCGTCTTTATCCAACCAAAAGGAGTGTTTGTCGAAACTCGTTTCCGTCCATAACGTATCTTATGTGGACGCCTTCTATTCCTATCTCTCGAGTCAATTGTTGCATCACCACGGAATGTCGAATGCTTTGGATTACTACGGGTCTTATTTGGGTGTACAACGGTTGTACAAGGCGACCATTACCGACGATTTCGAGTACTTGTATTCGTCGCCCAAGTTCATGGAAAATTTGGGCAAAGAGTTTCATGTGACATCATCGAATGAGTGGAACGAGTATTCGAACATGGGTTCGCGCGCCAACAAACACAAAATCCAGATTGGTTCGGCGCATTCATCTCTCGACATTATTGAATTGGAACCGGACGCCGTAGAGGAGATGCCAGAACCCGTAACCGAAGAAGAAATGGTCTATGAAAAATCGCCAGCTACGGGGTCGGCCAAAAGTTACGCGTCCACGTCTTCTTCTCTCAACAGCAACGATTTGAATTATAGTTCGGAGGAAGAAGAACCGTCCATCGGGTCAAGAGACCAGGAGGAATCCGACTCGGAACTCGACCACGACTCGGACTCGGACTCGAGATCGGAGCCAGAAGAGGAAGTGTATGCCTACATAAAAAACTTTCCCGTCCAAATGATTAGTCTAGAGAAATGCGACGGTACGCTCGACCAACTTTTTGTGGAAGACGAGGTGAACAAAGAGAAAGGCGCGGCCTATTTGATGCAAATCATATTCACTCTCTTGATTTACCAGAAGGCTTTCCATTTCACACACAACGATTTGCATACGAACAACATCATGTATATCCACACGGAGAAGGAATTTCTTTATTATAAGTACGCGGACAAGATATACCGCGTCCCCACCTATGGGAAAATCTTCAAGATTATCGATTTCGGGCGTGCCATTTACCGTTTCCAAGACAAGGTGTTTTGCAGTGACAGTTTTGCGCCGGGGGGAGATGCGCATTCGCAGTACAATTGCGAACCCTTTTGCAATGAAACGAGGCCGAGAATCGATCCCAATATGAGTTTCGATTTATGCAGGCTGGGCTGTTCCATTTACGATTTTTTAATTGAAGACGAGAGAGATGTTCGCGACGAGCTACAAGAGACGATTTGGCGATGGTGTCAAGACGATAATGGGAAAAACGTGTTATACAAGAAAACGGGGGAGGAGAGATACCCCAATTTCAAATTGTACAAGATGATTGCGCGCAACGTACATAAGCATACGCCGGAGGCGCAGCTGGAAACACCGTTTTTTAGTAAGTTTCGCATGAATGCAAGGAAGTATGCGAAATTGTCGTCGGATCATGAACTGATGGATGTGGATTCTTTGCCGGTGTACTATTCTCTCGATCCGACGGAAACGATTTCCTTGTAAGAGGACCTAGGTCCTCTTACGAACTCCCCTCTTCCGTTTGGGTTCGGGACAAAGATATCTAAATATGATTCGGAGTAAATCATATTTGGTTGGACATACGAGACTCTACTGAAAACTCTACTGAAAACTCTACTGAAAACTCTACTGAAAACTCTACTGAAAACTCTACTGAAAACTCTACTGAAAACTCTACTGAAAACTCTACTGAAAACTCTACTGAAAACTCTATCAAAAACTCTACTGAAAACTCTACTGAAAACTCTATCAAAAACTCTATCAAAAACTCTATCAAAACATTACCCCAATCATCTTACCCGAGAGGGGAGTTCGTAAGAGGACCTAGGTCCTCTTACACCTAGGTCCTCTTACCTCTTACTTAGAAGCCAGGCGCATCGGTAAACACCGGCGCTGGACCCGACACCATGACTTTCGTGTCGGTAATGGTATTCACCAAATCACTCACTTGACCATATACATTAAAATAAATAAACGTACCTAGCAAGGCGCTCAAAAACACCAACACTACATCCCGCACAAAATATTTCAACGGTTTCATGTCGGCGGTCTTTTTTTCAAAAAACTTGGTCTCGACGAATTTCAAAAAACAATAGACCACCGATATAATGATCGCAATCACGATGATGTTTTCCATTCTATAGTATGCAAAACAGATTTGCCATAGGATCCAACGAACGCATCCAACAAACGACTAAAGGGATACGCGCAAAAATTGATTGGACGTTTCCTCGATCCCTGTCTTTGTAAAACCCGCTTTTCCGAACAAACCATGTGTTCCATTCCAGCTTTGTTAACTACGATCCCCGTCCAAGAGTACGTCGAGAGATTGCGCATCGATTGCGCGAATCCTATGGACCTCGAAGGATACGAAATCGTCTATTCCTTGGCCGACGACAAGCCCGCCGATCTGGTTCGCGCATTCCAAGAAACGGCGATGCTCAAGACCCGCATCAAGTTAAGAAGAGGTGCGCGCGTAATCACGCTTCCCAGTTTCTGGGATGTATGGCATGATCCAACGTCGGGATTGGCGGCAGACATATTCCACCAATCCGACCCCCATGAAGCCAAGTGGACATTTTCGCGCAAATACGGGTATAAACTGGCCACGACCTTCATGCCCACCTACGCCAAATCCATCTACGAGTATTTCGGTGCCAAACATGTCTTGGATCCGTGTGCGGGATGGGGCGACCGGCTCGTGGGCGCAGTCACGTCTTCTTGCGTAGAGACATATGTGGGATTCGACCCCAACCGCGAATTGATACCGGGATACGTGAACATCATGGCGCAATTCGGGCACACGGACGAGCTGCCCAAATTGGCCAATGTCCGATTCAACAATGGGTTTGATATCTATTCCATGCCGTTCGAACGGGGCATCGTGGAATTCCCGGACGAATCGTTCGATTTCGCTTTTACCAGTCCGCCTTATTTCGACTACGAAGATTACACTCCATCCAATCCGAAATATCGCGACTGGATCCGCGACTTTTACACGCCCCTTTTCCGAGAGACCGCGCGGGTATTACAAAAGGGGTGTGTTTTCGCCATTCATATTGGCGACACCTCGGCCGGCCAAATCGGGGAGTTCTTAAAGACCGTTGATCAAATTTGCGACCTCCGATTTCGGGGGAAAATCGGGCTTATCGGCGCCCAGTCCAACAAGGTACGCGATGTGCATCTATTCGTAAAAAACGGCGAATCTACATAAAGGATCGGTAGAATAGATCCTCATATGTCATTCTCTCAACTAGAAAAAGAAAGTGCGTTTGTTCAATTCCAAAAATACGTCTTGGAATCCACCGCCCCTTTTTTCATTGGGCGGCTGTCGGGGAACGAAACACGGTTATGTGGTCTCGCCCTCTCCAACAAGGCAATCCCGCAGGCACTGCATCATGATTTGCTTTACGGGGCTGGCCTCAAGTTTCAAAGCCAAGACGATATTCGTGCCTATGTCAAGACATACATGACGGCATGCAAACACTGCCATCTATTGGGGGTCTGGGATGGGAGCATGTATAGCCAAGCCAAAGAGTTTTACTCGTTGATTCCGCGCCTGCTTGGCAACACGGTGCCGATTTGCGCCCACGCCTTGGAGCCGTATTATTTTATGCATTTGCCGGAATACGCCATGGACCGTGTCTTTTATAAAAAGAAGGTCTTGATTGTCACGTCGCATCTGGAGACGACGCGCGAACAGTTGGCCAAGTTGCCCGGGATGTTTGCGAAACCCATTTTTCATGAAACGACCGAGTTTGTTTTGTACAAACCGGCGCAACAGAATGGGGGGAATCATGACGGGGAGTCTTGGACCACGCATTTTACCAAAATGAAGACGGAAATCGAGAGTCTGGAATTTGATGTCGCTTTGGTAGCCGCCGGCGGATTCGGTATGCCTTTGTGCGATTTTATCTATGAAAACATGGGGAAAAGTGTTGTCTATGTAGGGGGCGCGTTGCAATTGTTTTTCGGTATCATGGGATCAAGATGGGAGTCGTCGTCTGCGATCCGGGCATTGCAGAATGAGAGATGGACGCGGCCGGTAGAGGCGGATCGGCCGAAACAGCCGGGGATGTGCGAGAACGGGTGTTACTGGTGATCGTCGAGGTTTTTATCGAGGTTTTTATAGATGGGGAAACCCCATCGATAAAAACCTACGAGTACCATATAACTTCGAGGTTTTTAGCTTCGCGAAAAACCTACGAGTACCGGATAACTATACCCACTCGCTATGCTCGCGGGTATATAATGTTTTTCCTGGTTGGAATCCGAGGAGGGTTTGTAAAACACCCAATTGAGAGATTGGGCGATTTGGCGAGCCCTCTACAAGTATTTTATTCAGATATTACTAAATAAAATACATCCTAGTTCGATAAACAATAATACATAAACGTTAACTATTCGGGAAAATGAGTCTTGTAAATTCAGAAGAACTAGATTGTGTTCTCTCAATTGTGTGTTTTTACAAAGGGTCGAGGATGGGATCGATGTGTTCCTATCCACGGAGCCCCCTTCCTCCAAGTTTTCCAAGACTCCTTCCCTTTGGGTTCTTGAATAATGGATCCCATTTGAGAATATTCTATGTCTATTCAGGAGGTATTTTATTTAGTAATATCTTAATAAAATACTGGTAGAGGGCTCGCCAAATCGCCCAATCTCTCAATTCGACGATTTTACAAAGGGTCGAGGATGGGATCGCCGTTTTCCTAAACAATGTCTAAAAGGGAGTTTGGCTACCAAAATAATAACGCGGGTTTCAAAGAAATTGTCTAATAGATCGATCTTTTTATGTCTATGGTGGGCGAGCGGAGCGAGCCCCCTTCCTCCAAGTTTTCCAAGACTCCTTCCTGGTCGGTTCTTGAATAATGGATCCCATTTGAGAAGATTCCATATCCATTCAGGATGCATTTTATTTAGTAATATCTTAATAAAATACTTGTAGAGGGCTCGCCAAATCGCCCAATCTCTCAATTGTGCGTTTTAGAAGTCTTACTTGGATCCTATTCTTGGATTCCAACCAGGAAAAACATTATATACCCGCGAGCGGAGCGAGTGGGTATAGTTATCCGGTACTCGTAGGTTTTGGGCTCTGCCCAAAACCTCGAAGTTATCCGGTATTTCGTAGGTTTTTATCGATGGGGTTTCCCCATCTATAAAAACCTCGATAAATCTCGAAAAATGATATGTAATAATATACAGTTCTATGGCAAGATTTCGTTCTTCCAATGGCGGGATCGGTGGATCCGGTATCTTTGGCATGTTTGGTACGACGATCGTTTGCAAAGCGGAAGACGACTCGATGTACTGTTCTATATCCAAATTTATCACAATGTGGTTACAGTTTTTGCTCTTTCTGGTTGTGCTGTTTTTGATTGTTTGGGTAGGATACCCTTACGCGAAGAAACACATTTTTGGGAAGGGGAGATAGGCGAGTCGAGGTGTTTAGCAGCTAAATACCTCGACAATATATAGAATGGATCCATCGATTCATATTTTGGTACCCGTGTTGCTTGCTTGCGTGATCAACGCCTGGATTTATTCCACCGGATTACAAAAGGGCGCGTCCAAAACGCCAGGTCTTCCTCCGGGATACGTGATAGGAACTATCTGGATCGTGTTGTTTGCCATGCTGGGATACGCGCATTATCTCTTGTGGAAAAAACATTCGCCTGCCAGTTGGGGAATCGTGGCGCTCATCAGTCTCTGTCTCTTGTATCCGTTCATAACGGGCCTAAAAAGACGGGAAGGCAAGACATGGGATCAGATCAGTCTTTTGGTAGGGTTGCTGGTTGCGCTCTGGGCGATGCAATGGTCCATGGAGGCGTTTTACTGGATCGTTCCGTATTTACTGTGGGTGGGCTATGTACGAGGTTTTGGGCAGGGCCCAAAACCTACGAGTACCGGATAACTTCGAGGTTTTTATAGATGGGGAAACCCCATCGATAAAAACCTACGAGTACCGGATAACTATACCCACTCGCTCCGCTCGCGGGTATATAATGTTTTTCCTGGTTGGAATCCGAGAATGGGATCCGACGAGGGGTTGTAAAACACCCAATTGAGAGATCGCGAGCGAAGCGAGCACACTGAATGCATTTTATTGAGATTATACTAAATAAAATACATCCTAAATAGATAGACAATAATACATACAAGTCAACTATTTGAAAAATGAGTGTTGTAAATTGAGAGGAACTAGATTGCGTTCTCTCGATTCGACGATTTTACAAAGGGTCGAGGGTCGGATCACCGTTTTCCTAAACAATGTCTAAAAGGGAGTTTGGCCACCAAAATAATAACGCGGGTTTCTAGGAAATTGTCTAAGAGATCGATCTTTTTATGTCTATGGTGGGCGAGCGAAGCGAGCCCCCTTCCTCCAAGTTTTCCAAGACTCCTTCCCTTTGGGTTCTTGAATAATGGATCCCATTTGAGAAGATTCCGCGTCTATTCAGGAGGTATTTTATTTAGTAATATCTGAATAAAATACTGGTAGAGGGCTCGCTTCGCTCGCGATCTCTCAATTGGGTGTTTTACAAACCCTCCTCGGATTCCAACCAGGAAAAACATTATATACCCGCGAGCATAGCGAGTGGGTATAGTTATATGGTACTCGTAGGTTTTTCGCGAAGCTAAAAACCTCGAAGTTATCTGGTATTTCGTAGGTTTTTATCGATGGGGTTTCCCCATCTATAAAAACCTCGACTCGACAATTACCCAAGCACATCAAAATCCAACGATATTTCCTCCTCTTTCGCCGCCCCATCCAGATCCGTGATACCGAGATCCAAGAGATCCACCGGGCTCGAATCCAAGATCTTGATCCGATCTTCTTCCTCCTCCTCTTCTTCTTCTAAACGCCGCTGCATCGCGCGTTCTGTACTGATTTGCTCCAACCGATCAATGTCTTTGGGCGCCAGAATCTGCTCTTCCGTATTGTTCAAATCCATTGCCGAATCCACGTCGTTGAATGTCAATCGCGTCGTCACCGGCTCGTTGTCCACGTCTTGAATCGACGGCACTTGTTCGGGCGGTTTCTCTTCTTCTGGCAAGACAAACGGCTCTTTGTCCGCCTCTTTCGCCTTTTCTTCTTCTGGAGGCACCACCGGTTCGATAATCACTTCCTCTTCTTGCTCAATGGACTCGTCCAAGTAGGCGCGAATGATGGCCTCCGTCGGAATGGATTCGCGAATGGCCGTCAAGATACACTCCTGGACAATCATTTCCAATTCTCGGTTGTTTTTCTGCACTGCCAAGGGAGAGATATTCTTCTCAAACAAATACACGTTCGTATACACTTTTCGCGCTGTATGGATATACACCTTGTGCAAAAATGCGTCTAGTTTTGGAACAGTGATATCAATCTTTTTCTGTTTGTTTCCCACACGTATGCAAGTGAGGGTTTTCAACTGGATAATGTGGACACACGTAATCAAATCTTCCAAATACCCACACCCACTCTTTTCAATAATACGCTGTCTCTCTTCCTCCACAATCACAGAGTTCCATTTCGGCACAAGACACAACAAATTCTGGAAAGTCATCAAGTACTTGGACGCTTCGTCGTTCTCAATCGCCATCTTCCACGCCTGATTGAAAATCGACTTGATCCCATCCATCACCAAAGGCGACAAAATACTGACAAGACGCGAGCACCACTCGTCTCTCGAAGAATGCAAATTCGAAATGGTGAAATCGTCCATGGTTTATGGGGGTTGTTGTACCCGTTTGTTTAAGTCATTCACCCGTATAACATATAAAGCATCAACAATTTTTCATTGCGGAACTGGGATTTCACTTGGTGGAACCGCATGATCCGATCGGTATACTCGAGTTCCGACCACCGGTCTTTTTTCGTTTCGATCCACCGGATCATGTCGAGGCAGGAAACACCCATTTCGTACAAACGGGTAACGGCCTCCATTTTCTCGGCGGCGGTAAAGACGGCATCCCCCAGAACCGACTCCACTTTTTCCAGCATATCTTGCTCAAAGGGGAACACCCGGTCCAATTGGTATTGGTGCAGATTGATGGACTCGCCATTCACCACAGGCTCGGGCACATAAATATCGCAAAAGCGCGACAAAATGGGGTTTAGCAACTTGCTCTTGTTTTCCACCACAATGAAAAACCTCGTATTCGAACTGAACAGCTCGATGCACCGGCGCAAAGCGGACTGGGCGTCCACGGTCAAATGATGTGCGTTCAAGAGGACGATCGATTTAAAATAGGCCCCCGATTTGTTCTGGATGTTTGTCTTGGCGAAAAACTTGAGTTCGTCGCGAATGAACTGGATCCCCTTTCCATGACTACAATTGACCGTCATGACATACGACTTGAGAGACCCCTTATCGCCCTTGTAGATTTTCGACAAAAACTCCTTCACGAGAGACAGTTTCCCCGTACCCGACGGACCGTGGAAAATAATATGGGGGATTTTGTTGGTAGAGAGAAAGAGATCGAGTGTTTCCTTGATGTGGGAATGGATAAGCAATCGGTCGTTGGTGACTGGAACGACCTGTTTTGCGGGAACGACACGGTTGTCAGTTTCCAACGAAAAAGAGGCAAACATTTGGTAGAGATATCGACAAGGGTTTATATATGTTCTCTCGGCAATTCAATGTACAAAATATACGACTAGACCTCAAATGACGGAAGAAGTGAAACAAGTCTTGTTCCCCGACAAGAGACAGAAACGGATCATTGTGGAAACGGATCATTGGACCGACGTTTCGGGCATTGACCAACGCCAGATAGTACGCGACCTGGCCGACCCAAAGACGGAAAAAAGGCAGGCCCATCTACTCTTGGAAAAAATGATCCGGGCGAAATTGTCCGGCTACCGGGCGCAAGACCGGGCAAAAGAGGTGTACGACGAAGGGCAGTTTGTCGGAATGGAAGACGTCTTGCAAGAGATGATCCGGTCCAATCTCGTTTGTTTCTATTGTTTAGGCGAAACCCAGGTTTTCTATGAATACGCGAGAGAACCTCGGCAGTGGACGCTGGAGCGAATGGAAAACGACCGGGGGCATAATCGGGGGAATGTGGCGATTGCCTGCCTGGAATGCAATCTGAGGAGGCGAACCATGTATCACGAGAGATTTGTCTATACCAAACAGGCGGTTATTCGGAAAATATAATTATATATACCCAAAAAACAAGATAAATAGAATCCGGTTTATTATCATATAAAGCCGTTATCATATCATAATGTTTTCACAAGTACAATCGCAAGACCCCGTTCCACCCGAGCCAAAGGAGCAACGGAGCAAATACAAAAACATGATCCAGTCTTCTACCTATGACGGAGAATCCAATTACGCGGCCATTGAAGAGATGCTAGAAAAGGAGACACAGCAGAACAAGACGGAAGCCTGGAACAAGCTCGACAAGACACAGAAAATCCAGAAACTCCACGCCTTTGCCGAGAGATACGGGAAAGACCATAATTTGCCAATCAAGGAAATCAAGAATTTGAAGACGTTTTTCCTGGATTCTCTCGATAAGGGCAAGTTGCAAAAGACCAAAGACGTGGTTTACAACAAGGAACTCCGTGACATTACGGGTATCCCCGCTCTCCATTTTAACATGGAAACCAAGGCATTTACTCTGCGTAATATGGACACAAAACGCGTCTCTACACTCAAATCCTTGACACCGAAACGGGTGAATTCGGATTCAATCAAAACAGAAACGGTATAAACGCGTGGCGTTTTATAATAAAAACCTACCATGTCGCATCCCATTCTATTTATTGTCATTAAAGAATACGAGCCGGCCGATCCAACCACCTATTCGGACTTGGCGCCCGTCGACAACACGATCCGAGTCGTGTACCGCGACTACGGGGACGACTGCTATCAATACGACGTGTATGTGCGTCGTCCGGACGGCAAGACATTCACGACGGTTCCTTATTCGGTTATAGCCTATACGGAACGCGAACTCGTGTCGTTCGTGCGGTTCATTTGCCACGTAGATGCTCGATTGTTGATTGACGTCTATCACGGAGAGTCGTGCCCCCCGGGACAAGACGCACACGAGTGGCTGAAACAATACGAAACGGAATCGCGCTCGGTGATTGGGTTTCAAAAGAAGCCGGTCGGGAAACCGGCCTTCCGTCTGCTGAAAGAGACGTTGCGGCAAATGAAAAAGGTGTATCCGTTCATTGATAATAGAACAATATAAACGTTTGGCTTGATTTTATTTTACAAAATGAATACAATCATGCATGACCAATATACCCAGACTTGCTGGGAACAAGACGTAGACGTAGATTCGGACCAGGACGAGGACGAGGACGAGGACCCAGAGAATTCGTGGGTGGACGACTTGACCGAGGAAGATGTCTTGCATACCGAAACTACCATACGGGAATACGCGGTGGATTGGATGGACGCGAATCCGCTTTCTCTCGCCTCCGCCCAAGTGGAAAAACAAATGGCCGCCGACATTGCGATTCATTTGTTCGAAGAATGGGTCGAGGCCGACATTTGCGACGAAACCGACGACAATTACCAGTTTTTCTTGGATTGGGTCAAACAGACCTTGGTCGACATGAATCTGAGGAACGCCCCCGTTTTTTGGCCCCCCACGTCGGAACCGGTGGCCGATCGGGTCCAGAGGCTCGACGACGCACCCAATCCAGAACAGCGGACCCAGGCATGGTACGATTTCCGGTACAATCTGTTAACGGCGAGCAATTTGTGGAAAGCGCTCGGAACCGATGCCCAAAAAAACAGTCTCATTTACGAGAAATGCCGGCCGTACGCGCTGTTTGTGGAAGAATGCGCGAAACACAAGAATTTGGGGACGGACAATTCGATGCATTGGGGGCAGAAATACGAGCCCGTGTCTCTCCAATTGTACGAACACCGGAATCAAGTCCATGTAAAACAATATGGGTGCATTGTGCACAAGGAGCACGCCTTTTTAGGGGCGTCGCCGGACGGGATCTCTGGCCCGGGTCGCATGCTGGAAATCAAGAACATTGTGAATCGCGACATTACCGGGGTTCCGCTAGACGCCTATTGGATCCAAATGCAAATCCAGATGGAGGTCTGTGATTTGGACGAATGCGATTTCGTGGAAACCCGGTTCAAGGAATTCGCCGACGAAGAGGCGTTCTTGGCGTCGCCGGTGGAAGACAAAGGGATCATGTTACGGTTTGTCCAGCGGAGGACGTTAGACGATATCATCAACCCCACGCCGGATAGTCTGGCCTTGGAACCCTTTTACGAATATGCGCCTCTCGGCGTCTTTAGCCAAGAGTGGATCGATGCATGTCGAGAGAAATATGCGCCGAAATATGTGCTGGCTCATACGGTGTATTGGTATTTGGACCAGTATTCGTGTGTTTTGGTGCGGCGGAACCGGGACTGGTTTCAAGCGGCGTTGCCGAAAATCCGGGAAGTATGGGACACGGTCTTACGAGAGAGAGAGACGGGATGTGAACATAGAGCGCCCAACAAGAGAAAGAACCCGGTGTCGAAGAATGTGGAGTCGGGGGGATACACGATCAATATGCCAGTCTTGAGTGGTGGACTGTGTTTAGTGAAACTGGATTCGTAGAATTCAGTGGACCGTGTTTGGTAAATATGAAAGTCAAATGCAAATGATATAACAAAATCACAAATTTCAGAATTCTGGTACATAAATTATACAGTTAACTTATAAAATGTATGCGGGAGTAAATATAATATTACAAATAATTATTGGATATATATTGGCAGATATTGTAAGCGGAATACTTCATTGGGTAGAAGATACATATTTGGATTATTGCGTCGATATTCCAATGTTAAGTGATATTTCAAAAGACAACGAATTACACCATTACTTCCCAAGAGCAATATTCGCATATTCTTATTTAGAAAACATACAGGTTACCACAGTGATTACATTTATTATGTTTCTTGTTATATTCATCCTCAATCGAGCTCTATTGTTCAAATATCCCTTTGCTTTTGCAACATTTTTTCTAATTGCAATCTTTTCAAACGTTTTTCACAGAATAAGTCATTTTCGAGATTGCGAGAACCAATATTTAATTAAAATGTTACAAAACGCAGGTATTTTATGTTCACATAAACATCATCAATTGCATCATGAGTCATCCAATTCAAGATATTGCGCGATAAGTGAATATACTAATTATATTTTGGACAATATTTATTTTTGGCGATTCCTGGAATGGTTGGTTCTAGTGACTACCGGAATCAAGCCGAGCCGAAAATCGAAATACGACGATTATCGTTCCATTCAAAATTATATGCACGAGAACGCAAAAATGGAGTGTCCAGATATACCAACTATGAAAGACGTTGAAATGCTAAAAGAAATATTGAGAGAATACAAACAATGCAATAATATAACTGCATAGACGATTCATGAAAACATTACAAATATTATCTATGAAATAATATTTATGTTACGATATATGAAGTGAATCAACCCAACTATACATTCAAACAATTCTAAAAAGTTACGACGTTAACATCTGACCATCAATCTTTATACCCTCTTCACTCGACTCGTCGGTGGAGGCTTTCGCATTACTTTTTTTCGATATTTCTGAATATCCTACTAAAATAAATAACCCAATCGGTAAAAATAAGGGTTCGTAATAGTTTAGGTAAGTCCATGCCATTACAAAAAATACTGGAAATATTTCATTTCTTGGTATCATTTTATAGCAATCCGATGTTCTACGCCTTTGGACATTCTAAACGCCGACCTTTGGGTCGGCGTCCATGAATGCACCTAGGCAACTGTTACTTTGAGACCGATAAATCCCCTTTTATATATCAAATAATTCCGCTTTGCGGAATTATTGAATATAAATCGCAAAGCCTCGGCTCGCCCGAGGCGAGCCTTTGGGAGATTGAAAGGTCCAAAGGTCTAAAATAGATCCATATTCCACTACATATAACTGCGATGATTACTTTCGTATCGTATTTCAAATATTTGTCTAGTATCATTTGTATCGTTATATTATATCTTTATATTTATCGTATGCTTACCCAATTATTTTTAGACACTACCGATCCGAATCTTAGATTCGCCGACTTATTTTCACCACATATTTTTGTTCCGTTACTATTCTCCGTTGTATTCCATACCCTTATTTATACGTTCGGTTTGAATTTAACCTATTATATTTTTTCTAATAAAATGTTGTCGAATCAAATAAATACAAAACTAATTGTATCATTACTCATCATCATGTTTTTGGGATTCTTTGCTCGGTTTTTTCATGTAAAAGATATATATCACGCGTATAATCAAGATATGGATAAAACCCGAAATCATCTGAATCAACTGTTTATTTCTTGGATTTTTATTTCATAAATTGAAATATGAAAATTACTATATCATAAGGAAGTCCGTAACATTGTAAATCACTCGAATGGTTGCGGGCGTTTCATGAAAAGATTACAAATATTATTCATTCAATAATATTTGTACATATAAGGAACAAGTTAGTTGACTACAACCCGGGTTGTCTTGTTGTTTCGTGCGGCTTCAATATCCTTACTTGGTCTATTTTCCCAGTAATCATTAAAATATTCTTTAGATTGGTCGTCTATTAATCGATATATTCGCTGTACATAGTCATTCGGGAAATGATCAATGACCATACGAACCAATTGTCTCCCTTGCAATCCAAGTTTGATTAATTTGACTCGACTATCCAACGGTAAATATACGCTTAGATCTTCATTCCGTGTTGTATTATAGAATACATTCTCTTGTTCTCCGGCACTGACTGGTTTGTTGTGGTCGCGTCCTATTTTGGTCAATCCAATATTTCCTCCTAATCCGATCCAGGATCCAATGATATTTTCGTCAAAACTCTTTTTTTGGGCGGTCAATTTGTTTTTAATCGTTTCTTTCTCGTACCCAAATAGCATTTTATATTCTTCTTCGTATATTTTGTTGAATTTTTCAGTAATAACGCGAAATAATTTTTCTCTATTTGAAAGTGACGATTTCCATACATATTGTTTAATAAGATAATCATAATTTGTAATAGGATGTAGTATATAGTGGTTTTCTATCAAAGGCCATTTAAAAAATGTACTATATAAATTTGGAACAGTTTCAATGGATTTATATTGTTCCTCGTTAATGATAAATTCTGCATTAAATTCGGCGGCCAGATCGTTATCTATATGAGACTGAATTTGCGCAAGCAATTCTTTACCATCCCCCCCACACTAGTTTTCCTTCGATTATTCCGTCGGGTTCTCCCTACTTTGCGACTTTGCGCCATTATATATATACCAAGAAAAAACATAAACCGTTGCCAGCTAACCTATATAATCCCAGAAACATGTCCCTTTTCCAATCCAACGAAGAGATGCGCGTTTTGAAGCGCGACGGGTCGCTAAAAACCGTCGCCTTTGACAAGATTTTGACCCGGGTCCGTCGCCTAGGCAACGAAGCCAACCTCAAAATCAATTACACCAGTCTCGCCATGAAAGTGATTGACCAACTCTACGACAAAATCCCCACCACCAAAATCGACGAACTTTGTGCCGAGCAATGCGCCGCCTTGGCCTCCACCCACCCCGACTACAACGTTCTCGCCGGCCGCATCGTCGTCTCCAACCACCAGAAAAACACGTCTAGCTCGTTTAGCCAGGTCATGTACGACCTATACCATTTCCAAGACGTCCACGGGAATCCAAGTCCCATGATCGCGAAAGACTTGTACGACCTCGTTCTAGAAAAGGGCGAGATGCTCGACCAAATCCCCGATTACGATAAGGACTACTTGATTGACTATTTCGGGTTCAAAACCCTCGAGAAATCCTATCTCATGCGACAGGGGAAACGCGTCTTGGAGAGACCACAACACATGTGGTTGCGTGTCGCCCTCGCCATCCATATCAAATCGGCGATGACGGATCTAGGCCCCGCGATACAAACCTACACGTACATGTCGCAAAAATATTTCACCCATGCCACACCCACGCTTTTCAATGCGGGCACACCTAGACCCCAACTCTCGTCTTGTTTCCTCTTGTCGATGGAAGAAGACAGCATTGACGGCATTTACAACACGCTAAAGGATTGCGCCAACATCTCGAAATGGGCGGGGGGAATCGGGCTACACATCCACAACATACGCGCCCAGGGAAGCCATATCCGCGGCACAAACGGGTCGTCGAACGGCATCGTGCCCATGCTCAAAGTCTTCAACAACACGGCCAAATACGTCGATCAGTGTGTAACCGGCGACACCTATATTCGCACCATGGAAGGGTTTTTACCCATCCAAGACATTTGCCCGATGAAAACGAGGATTCTGAACCACGCCATCAAAGAAGACCCGGGGTTCGCGAGAGACGCATTCTTGACGACGAACGATACCCGAGACCCCATGATCGCCGAGAATACGGCCGCGGATTCCTCTTATTACGATTACGCAACCAAAGTGGTCGAGCACGACTACGACGGACCCCTCTTGTCCATTTCTACCACGGCGTACGGCAAACCTTTGCGTATTACACCGGAACACCCGATAAGGACCCGATCGGACCAAGGTGTCGAGGAATGGACTGCGGCGTCCCAAGTGCAACCCGGCGACTCGATTGTCGACCATTCTGGGACGAACCTCGTGGTAAGCATAGCGAAACATCATTACAAGGGCACTCTCTATGATTTGGAGATGGAAAAGTGGCCGAATTATGCGACGATCCATGGAATCGTACATAACGGGGGCGGCAAACGCAACGGGTCTTTCGCCATTTATTTGGAGCCTTGGCATGCCGACGTCGAGATGTTTCTCCAGATGCGCAAGAACCACGGCGACGAAGAGTTGAAGGCGCGCGATCTCTTTTACGCCTTGTGGATCCCCGATCTTTTCATGGAGCGTGTCAAGGCGGGTGGCAAATGGACGCTCATGTGTCCCGACGAATGCCCGGGGCTCGCCGACGTCTACGGCGACGCCTTTGTCGCATTGTATACCAAATACGAACAGGCGGGACGAGGCAAAAAGACGGTGCAAGCAAGAGAGCTCTGGTTCCAAGTGCTCGATGCGCAAATGGAGACGGGCACGCCCTATTTGCTCTACAAAGACGCGGCCAACCAGAAATCGAACCAGAAAAACGTCGGCACCATCAAATCGTCGAATTTATGCGTGGCTCCCGAAACACGCATCTTGACGGACCAAGGCCATCTGCGCATCGACCGATTGGCGAATACGGAAGTGAATGTGTGGAATGGGGAAGAATGGTCGAAGGTCACGGTCAAGAAAACCGCCATCGATGCGCCCCTTATCACCGTGACAGTGAAGGATTTGTTGGACAAGGAGTCGAAATCGATTCGATGCACCCAGGAACACAAGTTTTACCTTTTGTCCCAAAAGGCAGAGACCCGCAATGTGGAGACGGAAGTGGCGGCGAAAGACCTCCGTTTGGGCGATTTCCTGGTTCCCTTTTTACTGCCTGACGGGAGCCATGTGTCTTCTTGGCGTGTCGTGGGACTCGAAGATTTGAATGAGCGCGCCGACACGTATTGTTTCACGGAACCCAAATTACATCGAGGTGTGTTTAACGGGATCTTGACGGGACAGTGCACGGAAATCATGGAATATTCCGACGAAAAAGAGACGGCCGTTTGCAATTTGGCGTCGATTGCGCTGCCCATGTTTGTCGATGCGCATTCCCAGAAAATCGACCACGCGGCGCTCCATAAAGTGGCGAAAGTCGTCACGCGGAATTTGAACAAAGTCATTGACATCAACTATTATCCCACGGAAAAGACGCGGTACAGCAACATGCGCCATCGCCCCATTGGATTAGGTGTCCAAGGATTAGCGGACGTGTTTTTGTTGATGGGCTTGCCTTTTTGCAGCGACGAGGCCAAACGGCACAATCGAGAGATATTTGAGACGATTTACCATGGAGCCTTGGAATCCAGTTGCGAATTGGCGCAAGAAGAGGGGGCCTATGAGACGTTTGACGGATCACCGGCGTCCGAAGGCATTCTCCAGTTTGATATGTGGAACGTGGCCCCCGAATCCGGCAGGTATGACTGGGTGGATCTAAAAACCAAGATCCAGAGGAAAGGCCTCCGGAATTCCTTGTTGCTAGCACCAATGCCCACGGCATCCACTTCGCAAATCCTCGGGTTCAATGAATGTATCGAGCCCATCACGAGCAACATTTACAGCCGGCGTACGATGGCCGGCGAATTCATTTTGGCCAACAAGTATTTGATGCTGGAACTGATGGAATTGGGTCTTTGGAACGAGCGAATCAAAAACAGCATCATTGCAAACAATGGGTCGGTCCAGCAAATCGACGCCATTCCGCAAGAGATTCGAGAGAAATACCGGACGGTCTGGGAACTGCCCATGAAACAGGTGATTGATATGGCGGCCGATCGCGGAGCGTATATTTGCCAGAGCCAGAGCCTGAATTTGTGGATCGAGGATCCCAATTACAACACGCTCACGTCGATGCATTTTTACGCCTGGTCGAAAGGCTTGAAAACGGGCATTTATTATTTGCGCAGAAGGGCGAAACACCAGGCGCAACAGTTTACGATTGAGCCGACGAAAAAAACACAGGAGGACGACCACGAAATCTGCGAATTGTGCTCGAGTTAATGGCTAGACATGTATTGTACAACAAATATTATTGATGGATTGAATAATATTTGGATTATGCAGTAAAAAACAAAGATAGGATTTGATGGATTGAATAATATTTGGATTGTGCAGTAAAAAACAAAGATAGGATATATGATTGGTTACCTGATGTTTTAAGCGCACGCCCATTTCAGAAAGTTCGTCAACAGCAAGCGACAACTGTAAAAGATGTCGTCGTTGTACTTGACATCGTATTCCCACATAGTAATGGCGTACTTGTTTTCCGCCGAGACGAGACGGATAATGTGCTCCTGGTTGTTCCGCAAGTATTCTCTGAAATTGTCCACACCACAGCGATGTCTCTCTTCCGTGACAATGATGTTGCGTATCCCGATTTTGCGCAAATTCTCAATTTGCTTAGAAACCGGAATGCGTCGACCTTTGATAAAACAGCCGGGGTTGATTACGACTAGCCGGGGTCGGTCTTCCAAGAAATCCGCGTCGTTTTCATAATACTGATATCCATTTCCCATGACGGAATACACCGCCCCTTTCGCCCACGTGGTCAACAATTCGCATCCATTATCGTAAAAGATGTTTTCTTCGCCGTCGCCGGGTACGAGAAGGTTTTTCATAAACGCGCGATACTTTGCAAGAATCGTCTTGTCGGGCACCAAGACAGATAAGATGTTGTCCACGATTGCAACGTCGCAGTCCGGCTTGGCATAAAGAACCCGGTTGTTTTCCGTGTAGTGTATGATTCGGTTGCCAATGAATTCGTCCAAGGGCGTCCAGGTGAAGAGTTTGGCATCCAATACCACGTACTTGGTATGGTAAGAGTCGGCGCCCGTCGGAATAAGATACTCATGGGGTTGGAGCGTGTACACTTCCGGGTTTGGATCATAGTAGTTCTCTATGGCGTCGTGGAATATACGCTCCACGTCGTATTCCTTGCCGTTCAACTGGTTGCATCGGATGAAATCTTCCAAACACTCCATCGTATTTTCGTCAAATCCGATGGCGTTCTTGTCGTACAAGGAATGATATGGCAGGTTGGCAAATCGGATATATCCTTCTCCCGTTTTGCTCGTAAGTTTCAAACCAGCAATGCTCGCCTCTTGCATCCATTCTTTACACGTGGCGACTGACTCGGACAGTTCTTGTTCTTCTTGGTAGTAAGACGACATTTTGTATTGCGATTGATTACGATGAATTGATTTGCGATGATTCCGACGCGACAAAAAGGCTTTCAATTTTATCGACCAAGGCCGTAAAAAAACAAAGACAAGAAGGAGGGGGTTTTACCTTTTATTCGGGGATATCATCGATTCCAAGGGCAAATCGGGGTATTCGCGTAGTTTCAGAAAACACCGCAAACAAACAGCCACATCCGTGATGGCGTTGTGCATATGGATCGGCAACGTGTCTTCCGGGAACAGTGTCATGTACAATTCGGCCAAGGTGGGGAACTTTTTCCCCGGCGGTTTCTTCGGAGGCGGGACTTCCATGTTCGCGTCTTGGAGTGCAACCGTCGCCAAGATGGACAAGCGGCTTTCGGGAAAGGGGATCGCGCACAATTGGATGCTGCTTTTCATGGTACATACCTGTTCGATTTCATTCAATCGGTCAAACTCTTTGGTAAAGAGCGCGCGCATTTGTCGGACGATTTCATACGACCCCGTTTTTTGATACAAGGATTCTCGGTTCCGATAAATCTCTTGCCGAATCACTTGCGCATCAAAATGGATGTTGTGCGCAACGACAAAATCTGCCCGAATATAGGCGCGATACAAGGCCATCAAGACATCCACTATGGGTTTGCCGCGTTCGGTCAAGAGGGCACGTGTGATTCCCGTGATGCGCGTGATCTCTTCGCTAATGGGAATCGACACAGGTACCTGGATATAATCATCGGAGGTTTCCACCGTTTTCGTCTCGGCATTGTACATCATCCAACTTAGCTGGGTGATGTAGGGATAGGCATCCGAAGGGGGAAACGGCTGGCCGTATTTGTGGGGCGGTAATTTGCCCGTGGTTTCCGTGTCAAGGACCAAGATGCGAATGTGGTTTTTCGGCATGTTTACAAAGAAAGGGGAAAAGGGATAGGAGAGATGGAACATCGGGAAAAGGTAGAATCAATTTTTTCCCTATTTATTACGGGAGGTAACGATATCCATGCCCGACAATTCGGTCAAAAATCGTTTGGAGCAAGATTCGACCAAGAGCCCGTTGGCATAAATGCCGTAATTGCCATAATAATCGTCGTTTTCTAATGCTAAATGATAAATGGTATGGAGTCCTTCGTCGGGGAAAACACGGGATTTTCGATCGGCGCAAACGGGGAGGCGGTAAAGCCCGTCGGTGATGTATACGTTGTTTCCATTGACTTCACCGGCGCGTTGTTTTTCTTGTTCGTCCGACCATTCCTGGATCAAAATGGAGTGGTAGCCGGTCATGACGAGAGGTTCTGTCATGCCTGGGTATTGGTCGGGATCGCATACATAGAGTTGGTTGGGGATTCTCTCTTGCGTGGCGGGATGATGGAGTTGGCGTTTGCCGATTTTCCAGATGGGAACAAATCCGTGGCGGAAGGTTTTGATGAGGTCGTCGGATTGCAGTTTTTGAATGGGTACGTATCCGCGTTCGGTCAGTATTTTGGTCCCTTTTTTGAAGCAGGGATACGGAAGAACGACGATGATGAGGCATCCGGAACATGGATAGTATATGTTTGACTGATTGTTTTGCTCAAAAGCACCATCGCCACAGCCAGGGTTGTGCGCTGGGTAATATGTACCGTTAAAAGAGTTTCCCCAACCTGTTCCATTGACTGGATTGTTGGTACCTTTTCCTCCTCCCCCTGCACCATATGCGCATAAAGTGTACGGCCACGTATATCCGGCTCCACCGACGCCACCTAATGCAGCAGATGCATTTCCCCCTGCCGACATGGCACCGCCTCCACCACCCGAACTAGCCCCAGTGCTCGACGATCCACCCGGATTTCCATAAATGACCATTTTTGCTGTACCTGTCGCAGAACCATACGTCGCCGCTCCGCCCGGAGTGCTTCCAGGCCCGGCCGCTCCGCCTCCAGATCCGCCGCTATTTGGTGGGTATACCGAGTTATTTGTCAGTACGTAACCTCCTGCTCCCCCGCCACGTGCAGTAATACTCAGGTTGGGTCCTACTAATGTCGTGTCGCCTCCGTTTAGCCCCGGTCCTGCAGTAGTTATCGTATTGTTTCCGGCTCTTCCCACTATAATTGAATACGTCGTATTTCCTAACAATTCAGCGCTGCCTACCGCGACCGCCCCAGCTCCTCCTGCGCCACAATAAGATACACCCGTAATTCCTAATGGCGCTGCTCCACCTCCTCCTACCATCAATATATTTACATACGTGTAACTCGGAAAACGGATGTTTGCCGACAAATCATTAAACGTATTGTTATAGAAACAATACGATATCAATCCGCCCGACGCAGTCATAAAATATTGCCCAGTGGCCGTTGCGGACATTTATACTATTTGTACATTTTTATTATTGTTATTCGACGCGGCGTTTCGTAACTAAACCCATTATTATTTGTACCTGTATACAAATTAAAACCATGTCCAAACGGGTCGTCTATATTTCTTGCTACACCCACTCCGCCGGCGGCGAAACATCCTTGGAACTCCTCGAATCGGGTGTTTCTCTCGGTCTCTTTCTCGGACCCGGCGTCGACCCTGCCATGTTTGCCCCTTACCCGAATGTGTGTTTGCTGGGGGAAGGGAACTGGCGAGAGACGGCCGTCCACCGGGAACTCGAAAAAAGAGCACCGGTAAAACTCCCCGAAACCCGGAATCGACAAAAAGACACGCTCGAACATATGGTGTCGATGCATGCGCGTACGGAGTGGATGGCGCGGGCCGTGGCCCTCAATCCGTGGAACGCGACCCATTTTGCCTGGATCGATTTCGACATGCCCTCTTTATTTAGGAGAAAAGCGGAGGCGTGGGCCACGATGCGAGAGATTGCGGCGCACACATTCCCGGAACGGGGGCTTTGGATCGCGGGATGCTGGCCGAAAATGTCAAGTACGGGATCGGTCGTCGATCCCATTCACTGGCGCTTTTGCGGGGGCTTCTTTTTGGGAGATGGCGCGTCGTTGCTGGAATGGGACCGGCTTTGCCAATCCAGGTTCGCCGACTTCATGGACCGGTACCAGATCTTTACCTGGGAAGTCAATTACTGGGCCTGGATAGAAGCGACCGAATCGGCTTTTCCCGGAGCCTGGTACCGCGGCGACCACAACGACACCATTCTCCATATTCTCCCCGGCATTTCGGCCGATACCTACACGGAACCTCTCGCCCAGGCATCGACCCATGTCTGCGAAACACCCTACGTGCCCCATTTCTACGCCGGATCCGCCAGTTTCGCCGCCCATCAAGGACATTACTACATAAAC